ATGACGAATAGTATTAAAATCTCTCCTCAAAGAACCAGTTTCATACTTTCAGTAAGTGTCATCCTTTACTGGGCAACAGATTCCTATTTATATCTCAGTTGCCATATCAACCTGATGGAGTATTCCACTCCAGCTATTTTATATATCACGGCAATGATACTCGCCTGTGGAGTACTTCAGCGTTTCTTTTTCCGATTCATTACAAAGAATGAATTGGGTTTGTCTTTTGGCAAGCAAGTAAGACCTCTACCCGAACAAATTAAGGAGATTAATCCGGAGTGCCCAAAGGACAAGGATATAAATCCGGGAAACTTAGTTGTAAAACATGATTATATGGATAATTATGAAGTGCGTGTCGCCGAAATTGAATGTGAAAAAGCAGAAAGGCAGGCAGACATTAAGCGTGTCATTCATGAATATACCACATTTGTAATGACGGAATTTCTTTCAAAAGAAAATCTTGAAATTCTGCATGAAAACATAGAGTATTTTGCGCACGGACAGTCTGATTTATACAAGCCAATCCGTTCAAGATTAGATTATCCCCTCCGTTCTATCGACCTAATGCACTTTGTGTGGAACATCGGAGAGAGATTGGGCATTTCTCTTATAGATAGAGCAACATTCATACATACTATATTCCCACATGAACTAAAAGATGCTTCGATTAAATATCTGGCTAAAAATCTCCGGACATGCGGAGTTTGCAAAATAGCCCTTGATATTCCTAAAACCGGAGATTATCACTTCAAATGTATGAAAGAAGCCCAAGAATAAAAAGCAAATTCAACCGATTAGGGTTATTCAACACAGACTGAAATATTATTGCCTTCTGATAGTTGTCAGCATTACATCATTGTGTTGGTTTGCAGCATGTTTAACAAAAACAATGTTATATCATGCAAAGAAACAAATTAACCTTCAATGACCTACCGGAAGTGGTAGGCGAACTCTGCGAGAGAATCTCAAGTATGGAAAATCTGCTGACAGAAAAACTTCATCAGCAGCATAACGAAGTAAAAAAGGACACTCATGTGCCTATGACCGTCGATGAAGTCTGCGAGTATCTGGGTATCTCAAAATCATCCTTTTATTACAAAGCCAAGCATGGTGGTATTCCAATCATCAAACAAGGAAAACACTTGTTTGTCTATCGTGATGAATTGGACAAATGGTTGGAAAGCGGCAGAAAAGGAGAATCGCCTATAAGCATAGAAGAAGAACACGCCCAAATGCTTGCAACTACACGTCGCAAAGCCAATCCTAAAAGCTGGTGAGTATGGAAACGATAGCACCCATTGAAGATCTTGCTCAGGTCGCTACAAGATGGCAAGATACAATGCTCAGCTTGGAAAAGGAATACGAACAGGAGCCGGAAGTTCTGAAAATAGGCGGAGTACCTATCGGGACATTGGGAAATTTCAGTGCATCCATAGGCAAGGCTAAAAGCAAAAAGACTTTCAATGTTTCCGCTATGGTGGCAGCAGCTTTGTCCGGAAAGGAAGTCATTAACTACACAACGGATTTCCCAGAAGGAAAGAACCGCATCCTTTACATTGACACTGAGCAGAGTCAGAACCATTGTATGATTGTGATGCATCGTATCATGCAACTGGCAGAGTTGCCGGCCAATGAGGATTGCGACCGTTTCTATTTTCTCGCTCTACGCAAGTTCAATCCGAAGGAGCGTTTGGCTATCATAGACGATGCCATCAGTCAGATTGATGGTCTCGGTTTCGTGGTGATTGACGGAATCCGCGACTTGGTCTATGACATTAATTCTCCGAGCGAAGCCACATGCGTAATCTCCAAACTCATGCAGTGGACTGACGAATTCCAGATTCATCTTCACACCATCCTTCATCAGAACAAAAGCGATGAAAATGCCCGTGGACACATTGGCACGGAAATCAACAACAAGGCTGAGACTGTCATCCAAATCGAAAAAGACAAGGACGACAGTAACATCAGCAAAGTGGAAAGTGTGCATACCCGTTCCAAAGACTTTCTGCCATTTGCCTTCTGCATCAATGACCAATCACTTCCCGAACTTCTGCCGGACTATGTGCCAACCAAGAAAAGCGTAGGTCGTCCCAAACAGGAACCCTTCTCCCCTTATAGGGACATCCACGAAACAATCCATCGCAAGGCTCTCGAACTGGCTTTTGAGGGAAGAGAAACTATTTCGGGATATAAGGCTTTGGAAGAAGAACTGACCACTGCCTACGAACTGGCAGGAACGAAATTTAATCACAACAAGATTGTGAAGATAATTCAGTTTCTCACGAACAAACGGATGGTGGCTCAGGAAAGCCGTGGCATTTATCGGTTCATGCCGGATTACCATTATTGACTCTCCACTCGACTTTATTCTAAAAGTGTCCATTCGTATATAAGTCAAAGTCTAAGTGCAACGACTGGTTTCATGATAATCCACGGAACTGGTCGCTGCCATTGATTGGGCTTGCCCGTTATACAGACATTATCTTGTATGGGGAGCCTAATACCCCAAGCAACCAATAGGTCGTTTGAGAGTGCCAAATCTCTCAGCAAGCTGATTGGTGAGAAAAAGGCATTATTTAAGCCTTTTATCTTTTCGCCAGCCATCGGTATGCCTTTCTCGACAAAAACGAAATTTGTATACTTAATTGCTCACAGGGCTTGCCCATTATACAAACCTTATTGAGTTAGGGTAACTCAATACCCCAAGCGATAAATCGCTCGTGAGACTTTGCCAATCCTCTGCAAGCTGAATTTGGCATTATTGCGGTTTTGGAGTGTATTTCAGTTGTGCTTTTATGAACCCTACTGGTTCTTTTATGAACTCTTTTGTGAACTCAGTAGTTTCTTTCAAGAACACGTCATCACCTTTTAGAAACTATTTTTTGCCCTTTCGCGAACTCTTTTAGGAATCGTTTTTGACTTTTAGTTGCCACCAACTCCAATCAGTTAACCTAAACGAATTTGCCACATCTTCAAGGTAGTTTTCGCCAACCTCAAAATGGCATCATAATTATTCCACATCCAATGGAGGAAGGCTATTATCCTCAAATCTATCAAAGTCCGATTGGAAAAGACGGTCTTGAATGATCCTGTACTTTTCAAACTCTGATTCAGCAAACTCTTTGGCATATTCGGCAGAAACCTTTCCGCTATCCTGTAATATCGGACTCTCAAATAAATTAATGAATTTGTCTATTCGCTTTGCCCAATCTTCCATTGTCATAGGTATATGGCGCATAGCCATACTTTCTGCCATATCAAGGGACGCATTGACTATCCTACCCATTTCTTCCAATTCTTTTTCTCGCAAATAGTTCTTTGCTACAGACACATCTGTTTTGACAATTTTTCCATTCGGAGCGTTTTCCCAAGTGGTCAATCCCATGTGTTCTTTATCTGCATTGGCCCGTTCTACAATCAGTTCCGCAGCGGTATGTCCATGCACAGCATAGTGCATTTTGTTCTGCACCTTCTTGAAGAAAAGACGGGTTGTCGGAGCATCCTTGTTATAGTCTATTGCCGTAGCATAGATATCCGTGAGCTTCTGATAAAAACGACGCTCACTCAGCCTTATCTCCCTTATTTCGGCAAGCAAATGTTCAAAGTAATCTACACCTAAGAAAGCCCCGTTCTCCATTCGCTTATGATCAAGCACATATCCACGGATAGCAAACTGGCGGAGTACAAACGTACACCACTGCCGGAACTGAGTGGCGCGAACCGAGTTGACTCTATATCCGACACTGATAATGGCATCGAGATTATAGAACATTGTTTGATACTTTTTCCCGTCTGCGGCAGTTGCCGAGTTTTTCTCGGTAACTGAATCTTTGTCAAGTTCCCCGGATGCGAATATATTTTTTAAGTGCAGTCCAATATTGTCAGTTGAGCAATCAAAAAGTTGCGCCATTGCCTTTTGTGTTGCCCAAATGGTCTCATTCTTATACATCACCTGAATCCCATCCTCCTTGCCTTCAAGCATGAAGATGAGAAACTCAGCTGTGCTATTCCGTATTTCTATATTCTTTGGCATATTCTAACCCAATGTGCTTACCTGTTCTATACTCAAACAGTTATTCGGAATTTCCGAACAACTGAATTAAGACTATTCACCCTCAAAATATACTTATATTTTGTAAAATCCATACTTATGCTCTCTATCCATGAATGCATTTTTACCTCCTTCCAAAATATCACACACATGCTCTCGTACCCCACACCTATCTAATATCGGCATTGTTTCATCATTTATTCTGTCTTTGCTATTTTCAAGACTTCCGCACAAATACTGAAATTTAATTCCATTATCATTAGGTGAATTCTTACCATTTTGGTTTGCAATTATGACTTCTTCGGAATCTGCACCAACAACAATGTTTGGGTTATGGGTAACAAGAATTATCTGTCTTTCCTTTTTCTTTTTGCGAATGTATTTGACGAGATCAGTATATATTGCGCGGTTGTCGAGATTGTCTTCTGGTTGATCAATAAGTATAGGGCTCCTCTTATCACTGAAGTCGAGCAAAAGTTTTAATACAACAAAAGAACGCTTGCCCTCATCAGGAGTTATCCTTTTATTTCTAACTGATTGATTATCAGTGTTAGTTATGCTGAGAATCGCGTATCTGTCCGTGTAAGCCTACATGGGGTTCGCTGACAGCCAACTAATTGAGAATGCAAAGGTATATGAAATTTTCGGATTAAGACTCGGGTAAAGAGTATCTTTTACCGAAATGCGTATACAAGGCAGAGTGGCGTGTGTGCGGTATCGATTTTACCGTACACACGTTGCTTATTTAGTATGTTGATTATCATTGATTTGTATTGATTGATATTATATACTCTTAATTGTTATTGGTTGCTTGGGGAGTATAGTATTGTCCATTAGCCAATGTATGCAAAATAAGGGAAAATAAAAGCAATGAAAATCTATATAATTGCTGATTATCAATATGTTATAAATAGATAATGATTTCTATTGTATTCCTTAAAAATCGCTATTATTCACCATTTTTGTTACCTAAAACGATACTCATTTTCGGATTATTTCGTATCTTTGTGCATGGATATAAATCACTGATTGACAATGGGAAGAAAAAAGAAATCATTGATAGAGAAATCTCCGTTCAAGTTACGTCACCGTAAACTGGCGGACGGGCGTTTATCCCTGTTTCTTGACCGCAGTGTGAACGGCGGGCACGAGTACGAGTTCCTGCAACTCTATCTCGTGCCGGAAACATCCACCCAAGCGAAGCGACAAAACGCGCGGACGCTCCGCATGGCGGAAGACATCCGGCGTGAACGGGCGGAAGCACTGCTCAACGCAAAGGTGGAAGCGGTGCCGGAAAGTACATCCTCCGACATGCTGCTGTCCGACTGGATGGCGATTGTTCGTAAGAACCATGAGCACCGGGGAGCGCGTGACCTGAACGGGATAGACAACGCCCGCAAGAACCTGCTGAAATTCCGTGCGGATGTCAAGCTCTGTGATGTGGACAAGCAATTCTATCTTGACTATATCGACTGGCTCCGCTGTTCCTGCAAGACCGCATGGGGCAAACCTGTATCTCCCAAGACCGCGCATTCCTATTATACCACCTTGCGCACCGCGTTGAACGAGGCCGTCCGCGAGAACCTGATCGCCTCGAATCCGTGGTACAAGCTGGAGATGACCGAGAAAATCAAGGTTCCCGAAAGCAAGCGAGATTTCCTGACCATCGAGGAAATAAGAAAGATGATGACCACGCCGTTCTTTAACGAGCAGGTACGGCAGGCATACCTGTTCTCCTGTTTCTGTGGGCTCCGTATCAGTGACATCCGGAAACTGCGCTGGCGTGACCTTTCCATGTCAGGTGGACAATGGCGTGTCTCGGTGGTGATGACGAAAACCACCAACCCCATTTATATCCCCCTTTCGTCCCAAGCCGTGAAATGGCTGCCGGAACGAGGGGACTGCACGCCCGACGGCCTTGTGTTCGGAGGACTGCCCAATGAAGGCAATCTTTGTGTCAATCTCAAGAACTGGGCGGAAAAGGCCGGGGTGAAGAAGAATGTGACCTTCCACACGGCCCGGCATTCATGCGCGGTGCTGCTGCTGACGCTCGGGGCGGACATCTACACCGTTTCCAAAATTCTCGGCCACCGTTCCGTGCGTTCCACGCAGGTTTACGCGAAAATTGTGGACAAGAAGAAAGACGATGCAATCGCATTGGTTGACAACGCATTCTAAATACATTATATATGGCAACAACAAGGAAGGTAACCAGACTCAAGGAGCCGGTGAAGGTGCGCACCAAGAAGCTCGCCGACGGATCGGAATCCTATTATCTCGACATCTACGTGGATGGCAGGCGCAGTTACGAGTTCCTGAAACTGTACCTGCTGCCTGAAATCAATCCCATGATCAAGGAACAGAACCGGGCCACCAAAGCAGCGGTGGAAGCCATCAAGTCGAAACGCATCATCGAACTGACCCACTCGAAGGCCGGGCTGAAAAAGACATCCGTCCGTTCCAAAATGCTGCTGGACGACTGGATGGAAACCTATCTTGCCGAACAGGAGCGCAAGGGTGCAAGAGGGCTGAAACTGTTGCGGACGGTCTGCCGTATGCTTCCCCTTTACCGGAAAAAGGTGAGGATGCGGGAAATCGACAAGGAGTGGTGTCTGGATTTTATCGACTGGATTCAGCATACCTACAAGACCCGGTGGGGCAAGCCGCTTTCTCTCAAAAGTGCAGCGGACTACGTGGGCTATTTCTCCACCGCCCTCAATGCCGCCGTCCGTGCCGAGGTCATCCCGGAAAACCCGATCATGACACTTGCAGCCACGGAACGCATCAAGGTGCCGGAATCCAAGCGTGAATACCTGACCATTGACGAGATAAAGGTGCTGATTGACACGGAGTGTCCCCGTGAGGACGTGAAGCGTGCCTATCTTTTCTCCTGCTACTGCGGTCTGCGGTTGAGCGACGTGTACGCCCTGCGGTGGAAGGACATCATTCTGGACGGGGAACAATACCGGATGTCAACCGTGATGAAGAAGACCACCACACCGATTTACCTGCCTCTTTCCCGCCATGCCGTCCGCTGGCTGCCCGAGAGAAACGGAGAAGGGAACGAATCGAAAATCTTTGACGGATTGCCTGCCGAGCCCAATATCAACAAGGTATTGGCCAAATGGGTGGAGATGGCCAAGATAGCCAAGAAAATCACCTACCACACCAGCCGGCACACGTTCGCCACGATGATGTTGACGCTCGGCGCCGACCTCTACACGGTATCGAAACTGCTCGGACATGCCAACGTGAAGACCACGCAGATTTACGCGAAAATCGTTGACAGCAAGAAAGTCGAGGCGGTGAATCTGGTGGACAGCGTGTTTGATTAGCAGGATATTTTGAGAATCATGCCATTTCAGGCGATATTAAAAATGAGAATCGTGTTGTATTATTCAAATATTGAGATTTGTGCGATTTCTTAATGAAAACATTTTGAGATTCGTGCTAATTGTACTATCTTTGCACCCGATTGATAACGATGCAGATATATGATATTCAAAAGAAAAATATATAATGAGCTTCTGCAATGGAAGCGGACGGACGAGGGCAGGACAGCCGTGTTGATACAAGGGGCGAGACGTGTCGGGAAATCCACCATCGCCAAAGAATTTGCGGAAAACGAATACGAGACCCATATTTTAGTGGATTTTGCCGCGTGTTCAGCAGAAATCCGGGAACTGTTCAACGATGTTTCCGACCTTAACCGTATTTTCATGCGTCTGCAACTGGAATACAGTGTCGAGTTGAAGGAACGGAAGTCTGTCATCATTTTCGATGAAGTCCAGCTTGCACCCAAGGCGAGGCAGGCAATCAAGTATCTTGTAAAGGACGGCAGATATGATTACATGGAAACCGGTTCGCTGATTTCGATCCGTAAGAATGTCAGGGACATCCTGATTCCGAGCGAGGAAGTCAAACTCCACATGTTTCCCATGGATTACGAGGAGTTCAGGTGGGCATTGGGGGATACCGCCACAATCAGGCTGCTCCAAGGATGTTTTCACGGCAGGACGTCCATGGGTGACGCCACGAACCGCAAGCTGATGCGCGATTTCCGGTTGTATATGCTTGTCGGTGGTATGCCGCAGGCTGTGGCCGCTTATCTTGAAACCAACAATCTGGAAAAGGTGGACAGTGTAAAGCGTTCCATCATAACGCTGTATGAGGATGATTTCAACAAAATAGACCCCACGGGCAACGCTTCCAAGATGTTTCGCCAGATTCCGGCCCAACTGACGAACAACGCCAACAGGTATCTGGCATGGAGCGCAACGGAGGGTACGCGTAATTCCGTACTGACAGAGATCATTTCCGAAATCAAGGAGTCAATGGTCGTCAATATGGCTTACCATGCCAACGATCCGAGTGCGGGAATGGCATTGCATCAGGACCCCAACAAATACAAGATGTTCACGGGTGATACCGGACTGTTCGTCACCCTCGCATTCTGGGATAGGAAATTCACAGACAATACAATATATCATAAACTTTTGAGTGACAAGTTGAGCACAGACCTCGGGTATGTTTATGAGAATGTGGTAGCACAGATGTTGAAAGCCACCGGACACGAGCTGTACTATTATACCTTCCCCACTGAAAGCGGTAAACATAACTACGAGGTGGATTTCCTGATTGCGGACGGTGACAAGGTGAGCCCTATCGAAGTCAAATCATCCGGTTATAAGGCGCATACCTCGCTGGACGCCTTTTGCCTGAAATTCTCCTCCCGGATAAGGAACAAGTATCTGGTTTACACGAAAGACCTGCGCAAGGACGAGGACGTGCTGTATCTTCCCGTATATATGACCATGTTTCTGTGATTATGAATAACTGTATGCTACCCGATATTTCACAACGATTGCGCGAGGTGAACACGCTTCTCGCCACTTATAAACAAGGCGGGCTGTCTTTTGAACAAGCCTTGCTGCCCTCCCAGTTTTACCGTGACTTCAACGAGACAAACGGCCTTGTCAAAGAAGCCGGATTGTTGTTCCGGGAAGATGCAAAGCGGCTTCTGGAATTTTCATCTTCCCTCTTTTCGGAAGCGGACAGATACCTCTCGCTTGACAGGGCACCGTTGCAGGCGGTGGACTTTGCAGCCCTTTTCGAGGAACACCTCAAACCCTTCGAACTCCGGTACGAAGAAGCGAAAACCACCGCCACCGGACTCTGGCGCAAGTATTCGGCCATGAGCAGCCGGCTGGATTTCCTGCCGCTGGATTCGGAAGAATACAAGTCACTTGACGCGGAATGCAGCGCGGCAAAGGCGGAGTATGACGAAGCCCACGCGCGTGCGAACCTTTTATATAAGGAGTGGCAGCAGGAACGTGACCGGTATTTCTGTGTCCGGTGCTTCAAGCTGGTATTCCTCGACGTATTGGTGGAACGCCTGAAAGGAATCGCCGGGAGTATCATCTCCGACATCGGGCGCATGAAGGAGGGCAAGCCATGAACGTCCTGCTGCAAGAAACCGCATTATGGACGGACACCGTTGACCTCGCCCTGTGCCTGTTCATCTACGAGGTGTGCAACGACTACCAGTTCGACTTCCTGCCGGGCAGCGACTTCGTGAACTTCCTGAACCTGAAACCCGCTTCACGGGCTGTCACCGTGCGCCCGAAAGAGAACCTGCGCGTCTGCTACATGGTGTTCTCCGTATCGCAGACCATCAAACCACGGGAACGTGGAAAACTCTGGGCGGAAGAGTTTCTGAAACGCTGCGGCATATCCAAGTCGTACTACGACAAACACCGCAGCGACGTTTGCGGCAAAGGTGCCACAAGGGAAAATCAGGATTACCGCAAGGCCATCGACAAGGCCATTGAAAATGCAAAGCGGTTGAACCGTGCCCCATAGCCGCCCGCCGCTTCCCCATTCAGCATACCAAATATAAACCATAGCCGTGCGCTATACTGTTGAAGTCCAGCAGTATGGCGCATTTCTTTTTACATGCACTTTCCCCATTTGTCCCCCATTGAGCCCCTCCGGGTCAAACTTAACTTTGCATCGGAAACAGAAGAAAGGAAAAGGCTGACAAACAGCATTTTCTGGTTTTCCGAGAGAACAAGGAACAATTAAGGAACCATTAAAAATTGAACGGATATGGAAAATGAACGCAACCTGATGACCACCACGGAGGCGGCCCGGTATCTCGGGCTGAAACCCAGCTATCTCTACAAGATGATGATGCGCCGCGCAATCCCTTACTACAAGCCTAACGGCAAACTGTGCTTCTTCGCCAAGGAAGACCTCGACGCATGGCTGAAACGGGTACGGGTGAAATCGCAGGACGAGATCGACAGCGAGGCCGCACGCTATCTGGCAGGCCGTGAGAGGAACAAATGATTTATCAACCTATCAAGCTAAAAACGTACATGGACAATCTGACGAACAAGGAGCCGGGTATCAAGGATAGCACGGTTCTGGATTCCGCGAGCAAGGAACAGAAGAAAAAAGAGAGCAGGCCCGTAATCGGCGCGAAAGCCCAGACCATTCTGGAGTTTCTGCGTGCCTGTTCGCCCTACGAGGCCGATTCCATCCGGGTGATGGTCGGCTACGGCATGGGGAAAGGTGACATCGACACGATTGAGGCTACCGACATGCTGGCCGTCAACCGCTTCCTCAACCAAGGGCTCACCGGGAGAACGGGACAAGCAGCGAGGCCGTGATGAAACACCGTCAGGAGCGCGTGCAAAGACTGATGGAAGCGGTCAAGGGATTTGTGGACATCAGCCAGCTCTGCCGTATCAGTGTCGCGCTGATGAAAATCTCGTCCGACTTCAAGGCGGTGGAGGAAGCACGGCAGCACCTGCAATCCCAACCCGCCACGAACGGAGGGAAAAACTGAAATCAAACCGGAACGGGATAGCGGATGAAACCGCAAGGGGCAAGGAAACTTTCACCCACACCATTTCATCGGAACCATTGCAAGTCATTCCGTCGTTCCGTTCCCTTATCTCTATTCAATGATATAGGAAAACATGAAGGACAAGGAAACATATCTTTTCAGTAAGCCGCAGGGATTCCGGACAATCCGTTTCCACCTTGCAGCAGAGGCCATCGAATGGCTCGACGGAACAACGAAAGATGACGATGACAATACAATCGGCAACCACACTCTCTTTTATAACCTACTTTCACGTATGCGTTTAGTCCCCGGCAGGGACGGTTCATTCCGCAGACCGCAGGAGCTACAGCCCGGACAGTTGCAGTTTTCGGAAACCGGCCTTACGGAGGAATGGCACATGGGGAGGAAAAAAGTCCGCAACCTACTCGCCACGATGGAGAGGCTGGGCATGATAACGGTAAGCACCTCCAAAGTCGCTTCCGTGGCCTCCATGACCTGCGTGGAAGGCTGGACCGACATGCTGGGCTGCTATGTGGAAAACCCTTGCAATACCGCCCAAGCAGCATTTGAACGGCACTTGAACGACACCTGAACGGCTTTTGAACGGTATCTATCCGGCAGTGGAGGCACGCCGCGGGGAAAGCAAAAACGTCTTTCAGTTTCGAGATATGCCGGGGTCTAACCTCCCTTTGGTCGGTCATTCCCCGGCGCTCTCGCGGCTCACTGGCAGTTCGCCGGTGGCGGCGCTCGCAAGCTCGCACCTTTTTATAACCCTTTTAAGACAATTATACAATGACAGAAGACAAGCAGAATATACAGCATACACCCTTTCCGCCCGAGGAAGAGAGGCGCACCGAGTATGTCGGCGCCAAGGTCACCCCGGGACAGAAACGGCATATCCGCCGCCTCGCCGACGAGTGCGGCATGACCGTCAGCAACTACGTGCTGGCAAGGGCTTTCAACTACAGGCCGAAAGCGAGGCTGACGGCAAGGCAGGAGGCCGTCATGGAAACCCTTATCGGTTGCCGGAGCGACCTTTTAAACTACACCTCCGCGCTCCGCGGCATGGCCCCGGAGAAACGCAGGCAGATGTTCGGCAGCTACCCGTTCATGCTCGGGTGGCTCAAGGAACTGGGCAGGCTCGCCGAACGCATCACGGACGTGCTCGACAGGCTACGGACGGACAACCGCCTGCCCGACGGGACAAGGAACGGTGAAGACAAGGAGGAGGAACCATGATAGCAAAGGCGAAATCCATCTCCCACGGGATAAACGACATCAGCTATATCACGGGAGAGTCGAGGAACAAGAAACACCCCGAACGCATCCTCCATGTCAAGGACAATCTGCTGCCGCCCGGTCTGGACGCCACGGGAATATGGGACTCCATGCGGCTGACATTGGAAAAGTCCAAACGGGTCAAAAATTCCGTCATCCGCATCGAGGTCAGCCCCGCGCCGGAGCACACGAAAGACTTCACCATCGCCGACTGGGAAAAGTTGTGGGACGACTTCATAAGTGAGTTCGACAACATCGAACTGTACGACAAGAACGGCAGAACGTATTCCCCGAAGACCAACCTCACGGGCAGCAAGGGGACAGTACATCTTCATCTGGAATCCAAGAGCGGCATTCCCCACCTTCATGGCGCGTTCTGCCGCATCGACGAGCTGGGACATATCAACAACGACCACGACATACACCTGCGTGCGCAGCGTGCCGCCGAGCGTGTGGCCCTGAAACGGGGCTGGACCACCGCCGCCGAGGTGCGGGACACGAACATCGGGCAGGTGAACCGGGACTGCATGGAAATCCTGCAATCCATGGAAAGCTGGTCATGGCTCGAATACGCCGCCCGGCTACGGGACAAGGGCTACGAGCTTTGGGAACTGCAGGACGGCAAGAACCTGTTGCGCGGTTATGTCTTGAAGAAAGGTAACGCCCGGTACAAGGCTTCCGAACTCGGCAGGGGGCGCAACCTCATGGCGAGCAAGCTCGAAAGCACGTGGAAGAAGCTGCACGCGGCTCCCAAGGCAAAGGCCGCTTCGACAAGACCTGCCGCAAGCACGCCGACACCGACCACCGCCCGACCTGCACCGGTCAAGGCACAAGGAAAGGTACCGGTTCCGCAATATACCGGCTACCGCCCCGGCACTATCCCGTACCGTATCGGCGATGACAGGGATAGCCGCAGCTACTTCATACCCGACGAGGCCCTGAAAGTGTTCGACGAGGAGTTCGACTACCGCGAGACGGCCAACAGCCGCGAGCTCACCGACAGGGCGGTGGCACTCTTCGTCGGGATGATGTCGGCACAGGCCGCACCCTCCGGCGGAGGTGGCGGCGGTTCCAGTGATCTGCCTTGGGGAAGACGCGAGGACGAGGATGACCGGGAATGGGCCCACCGTTGCGCCCGGGAAGCGGAAAGGACGATCGGCAGGAAACCCAAGACCGGACGAAAACGATAAGAGACATGGGCAAGGACAGATTCGATTTTTCAGAAATAGACGCGGCACTCCCGGCAGCCGAAAGGATGCAGGAGAAAGACCGCCTGACCGACGCGCTGGAAAACAATTACAAGGCCGTCGGCATTTTGGGTGACAGGATGGAGAAACTCGAAAGCAGGCTCTCGGAAGTTCTGCCCGGACTGGACGAAACGATTTCTTCCCTGCGCGGAGCGAGTAAAATTACCATTGGCGAGGAAGCCCGGCGGACGCTTGAGCAGGAGGGAGAGGCGGTTTGCCGGAAAATGGCCGAAAGTATCAACAGGGAGAGCGCCAGACTGCTCGAACGCCTGTCAATGAGAGACCGCATGGTCATCTCCGCCACCGCCTTCTGGTGCATGATAGAAGTGATTGTTTCTCTTTTGGCGGCTTTCGCCTGTATCTGCATGGCCAACGCCGAGTTCATACACAGCCTCATGCTGTGGAAAGTGCTCGGTTATTCCGCAGGTTTCCTTGTGCTCTGTATCGTGCTGACTGTTTTTACATACCACAAGTTAAAACGCTGACTATGGTACATTATCAATTTAAACAATATAAGTATGACTACGACAGTAAAAGTAAAATTCCGCCCCTCGACAGTCGAAGGCCGTCCGGGCACTATCGTCTATCTGGTAACTCACCGCCGTATTGCCAGACAGATAACCACCAGTTACAAGGTGTTCCCACGCGAATGGGATGAGGAACAATCCAAACCGATAGCGGCAGACAATGACGGGCGTGCAGCTATCGTGCAGTCAATAATCAGGAAGTTACGTTCGGACATGGAACGCTTGTCGGCAATCATAGAACGGTTCGACAACGGGCGCGGCAGCTATTCGTCGGATGACGTGGTGGCGGAGTTCCGGCGTACCGGAAAAGAGAACACCCTTTTTGTTTTCATGGAGAGTGTAATCGAACGGTTACGACAATTGGAACACTCCGGTACCGCCAAGAATTATAGTGCTGCACTCGGCAGTTTCAAGCGGTTTCGGAATAACGAGGACATCCAGATGGAAGCAATAGACCACATACTCATGGAGGACTATCAGGCATATTTGGCTTCGATGGAAGTCGTACCCAATTCCATTTCCTTTTATATGCGTATTCTTCGGGCGGTTTATAACCGTGCCGTGGAGCAAGAACTGACCATAGACCGGAATCCTTTCCGCACGGTGTTTACCGGAGTGGAGAAGACACGCAAACGTGCCATATCAATCAGTGACATCAAACGGATCAGAGACCTTGACCTCTCGCTAAAGCCCAATCTTGAGTTTGCGCGCAACCTTTTCCTCTTTCTTTTCTTTTGCAGGGGAATGTCATTCATTGATGCGGGATTCTTGAAGAAGTCGGACATTCAGAACGGCGTGCTGACCTACCGGCGGCATAAGACCAATCAAGTGCTTCACATTAAAATCATAGAACCAATCAAAGAACTGGTTGACCGTTATTCAAGCAATGATTCCCCTTACTTGCTTCCTATTATAACCCGTCCCCACTGTGATGAACGCAGGCAGTATGAAACGGCATTGCGGCGCGTAAACAAATCCCTCAAAACCATAGCCGGCATGGTTAAACTGCCGATACCGCTTACGACATATGTCAGCAGGCACGCTTGGGCGACCATTGCCAAATCGAAGAATATACCTGTCAATGTCATTTCGGATGCGCTTGGGCATGATTCCATAGCCACCACACACATATATCTGGCTTCGATTGACACGTCTGTTATTGACAAAGCAAATGAATTGATAATTAATGATTTATAAAGAAATACTGTTATACAAATATATCCGTTTCCTTGTAAGAAACGGATTACGGTCACAAAGGTACTTAAAAATCCTGAATTGTAAGGCAAAGGAATACAGATATTTTCATTAGAAATATAAAAAAGTACGATTGGTTAATCAAATACGCCTTATATCACTTATAAACGACTGATTGTCATGTAGCTATATAATATATCCGTTTCTTACAAGGAAACGGATAGTTGATATTATATTGCATATTATGAAGAAAATAATTATTTCACTTATGCAACAGGCTGTTCATACATTGGACACGCAATGGAGCATTGAAGCAGAACATTTGCAAAATTGTAAATTGTTCTTTAATAAATTTGAGATGTTACTTGAAAACTGGGAAGGAAGGTTTGAAGAAGAACACGAAGATGATGGAGAATCTTATACTTATAAGATTACCTTGAGATTGTCTGACGGTTATTTTGAATACCTTTCTATCTCTTTGATGTATTATAATGAACCCGATCCATCTTTACAGATTTATCATAGCGTGAAGTTATCGCGAGATAAAACAACGAACAAGTTTATTTGGAATATGAATTTTGATGAAAATAAACAACTCTATTTTATAGGGCTTGATGACTGGACTATGGATTTTGAGCATAAACATATTTGGGCTTACAAGTATGGCAAGAAATGGGAATACTAATGTTAAATGTCGTTCAAGAATAAGAAAATATGGGATTTATGAGCTTTATACTAATTATTATCGTTGCGATCTTGGTTATTTATTTTGTCAAGAAAGGGACATCCAATAAAAAAACTTCTTACGAAGAAACTGTAAAACAGCAAGTTTCTTTTGATGAACTTTCACAAGAAGAACAAGACACCCGGAGTGAAGCATTCCGCAATCTGATGCAAGGGGCGAACGGAGATGAATTGATCAAATGTTATAATAGGATCAAATCACTGTTTATTCCAAAGGGAAACGGTGAGTTCGCCGGAAGTTTATCCGGCTTGTTATCGGAGAAATCACGTGCAAAAACGCTTGCCGTAACAGACGAAACAGTTGCTCGAATACTTGGAAACGATACACAAGCATACGCTGTATGGTATAATGTGCTGTTTGACAGCTTGCTCAATGAAATGTATTTTTCCACGAACGGTAAATTGGCCCAATTTACAAAACTTGTAATTGAAGATGTCCGGCAAGGAGATGTATTATTGGAACAAGTTGGAATAGCAGATATACTTTCCGATACAGAAAAGGCAAATAGCTCTACAAAAGTCAGGACAGAAAATGCCACGATCAAAATTGAAACGAAAACCAAGAATGGAGAACTTCATTATGAAATAAAGGGAGCATACGACGCTTTCAAATACGGTTTATGTTTGGATGATGCACTTATTCGCAAGGCTGAAATACTGATTGCAATTTGCGCAAAGTATGAGTACGGGCCAAAATATGAACTGCATAAAGATGATGTCGAAAAATACGCGTTGCCTAATTTAAAAAACATCAAAATGGACAACTAACGGTATTGTTTTGTAATAAAGTTAGTCATCAATAATTTATTATGGAGTGGATTTTATACATAATAGGAGGTATAATTCTAATAAGCTTCTTATGGGGAATAGGATTGATACCGGAATTTTTGACCTTGATAGGTTTCAACCTTTTTGTTGGTTTGGTTAGTGGTATAATCGCATGGATTTTTGACTGGGGATTTGAAGCCGGTTTCCATGTCGGTATCTATATCGGCGTCGTATTATATGCCCTCTATTGTATTGGCCGGATTATCAACCCGGACATAACAATAGAAGTATATACAGACGGCTCACAGAAGGTATTATCTGAACGTTGGAACGGTGTTATCGGACTTGTAGTGCTTGTTGGTGCCATTCTTTTTGCGATATTCGGATAGTAAGTTAAAAATATGGCATGTATGAATAGCAAAATAGCGACAGTGGTAGATTGGATTTTGACAGAGAAATGCAATCTGAATTGTTATTATTGCCTTCAACATGCCGATACAAGAAATGCTGAATGCGGTCCTGTCGATTGTCGTTTTGCCGCAAACGTGAAATCCACGATGTTATTCCACCTTACCGGAGGAGAACCTTTTTTAGTTCCTAATCTCATAGAACTAATCAATGACCTGCAATCAATGGGACATTATGTTAGCATGAATACTAACCTGACTCGTCCTACCGGTGATTTCTCCGAATGTGTAAATAAAGAAAAGTTACTCTTTATAAATGCGAGTTATCATTATGTTTATAGAAAAGGACATTTAGCTCCATTTGTCAGGAATTATATGTATTTGCGAGAGGCCGGAATATTTACATACGCTACCATTGTGATGATTCCACAATTATTCGATGAATTGTCCGTAATTGCCGATAAGCTTATATCCCACGGTGTCTGTGTGTTGCCAAAGCTGATGAGAGGCCGGGATAATGGTCGGCAATATCCGCAGGATTATGATTCGACTCAACTCGAAATGATTTCATGTTTACTCAATCAATCAAAAAGCATACTCTCTGCCGAAGAAAAGTGTAAATTAACACAAGCATGCCTGTATAATGTAAGCATTGATGATTGGCAAACTGAAAGCCATAGCATGGGTACACGTTGCTTTGATGGAATACATTACATTCGCATTACCGAAACCGGTGATGTCGTGTATTGCAATGGAATATTGGCAGGGAATGTTTATCATGAAGGCTTTCATTTCCATTCAAATGATATAAAGAGGGATTGTCCATATAAGACCGATAATTATTTATGCAAGAGGAATTATTGATATGAAGATTATAAACGTTCATTATAATACGGTAAACAACATCGGCAAATTTTATTTGGCACAACATGTCGAATGGCGTTTTACAGATTGTGATTTAATACTTTACAATACACTTTTCGATTCTGTTGTTGTTGCCAAGCCAAAAAATAGAGATGCAGGTATGGCGTTTATCGAAATGCTGGAAACCGGGTGCGAAGACGTGCTCAAATTGATAAGGCAAACTTTCGTGCAATCCCCGGAAGCGGTATATTCTTTAATGGTTAATAAAAAGATAATCGAATGATAGAGGAATATAAATATATAGAGCCATTCAATGTCTCATGTGAAATCGGTGATTTCATTGGAGCATATATTATATCGGAAGATAAATATTCATTCTTATTGAATCCCGAGAATGGATGTTCTATAATATTGGATACGATACTGGCAGAGCAAGTTGTGAATCGTAATATATCAGAAGAATTGGCATTGAGATTGATTCAGCGCGGGCTTATTTCAAATAAGAATAGTATGCCTGTTGTTGTTAAAGAACGTGTACAACCAACATTCTTTATTTTTGATTTAACCCAAGCTTGTAACTTTAGATGTGTATATTGTTTCAGACACCTTGAAGATAAAGTAACGACAATCACAGATAAAAACTTAGATGCAATTACATCATATATAATCCATTACTGCAAGGAACAAAATATCAAAAGCTTTTGCATTCAACCGTGGGGAGGCGAACCGCTTATTGCATTCGAGAAAATCAAACGGATGGATGATGCTTTCAAAGCGGCTGACTTGCATCCATTGATTTCGATTGAGACAAATGCAAGTATGATTACGGAAGATTTAGCGAGAGAGGTATCCGAGCGTAATATTCGACTTGGAATCAGCATTGATGGCTATTCCGAGATTCAGAATATGCATCGTCCATTGATGAGCGGTGCCCCATCATTCGATAAGATGAGACGCGGTATAGATATAATATCCCGATTTGACAATCTTAAACAATATGGAGTGGTTTGTGTGCTGACAAGCAAAAGTTTTCCTTTTTTGGCGGACATTATTGATTTCTTCGGAACAGATTTGAAAGTCAGATGTTTTAAATTAAATCTGGTAAAAGATAACCCCGTAATGAAAGACGCTCAATTATGTTTGTCTGATGAGCAAATTATAAAAGCACAAAATATCTTAATGGACAAGTTGATTGACCTGAATCAGCGAGGCTTTGAGATTACGGAACTTAATGTTCAAGAAAAATTAATGAATCTTTTAGTCAGGAGCAAATCGAATATTTGTACTTCCCGTGGTTGCATGGGAGGTACTAAAATGATTGCTTTTGATCAAGAAGGGCGAATATATCCATGTGATGTTACAGACTATAAGGAGGAGTCTATAGGCGATGTTCATACGGGTGGAAATCTTATAGAATTGATTGAAACAGCCAAGAGTCAAGGACGGGATTTCTTTGCTAAAAAGCACAGCGATGACTGTGTTAAATGTCCATTTTGGTTCTTTTGCAAAGGTGGATGTACAACAGCGATAAAGTATAAGCTCGGGAAAGTAGAAGGCGTTGATCATCAAGAATGTCTGGCAAATCGTACATTATATCCTCGCCTTATAGATGTCATATTAACGAATCCGCGAGCTGTTAGTGGGTTAACCCGACACCGCTTAAAAATAAGAGAAGAATGAAGACGCTATATTGTGCAATAGGATATTTATGTAATGAACAGTGCCGATTTTGTCCATGTTCAGAAAGTTCGGCCGGTATGCCATCCCTTACATATGACGATATATGTGAGTCAATAAGTCGTGCAATAAAAGAGAAAGGCGTAGAAAACATCTTACTGTCCGGCGGTGAGCCTACAATACATCCGGAATTCTTTCGCATTTTGGAATTCATCAATGACTACGACGTAAATATCAGTTTGCTTACCAATGCGTTAAAACTTGCTGATGATACTTTTGCAGAACGCATGTTTTCAATAATAGATGGCAAACAACTCGATGTTACCGTTGCGTTCCATAGTCATATTCCAGAAAAACATGATTTTCTTACACAACATAAGGGGAGCTTTGAAAGAAGTATGAAAGGGGTTGAAAACATGCTTAAACATGATGTAAGATTGTCTATAAAGAATAATATAGTCAATTATACCTATAAGGACTTACCCGAATATGTCCAGTGGGCAACTTCGCATTTCAATGACAATGTTACATTATTGTTTTGTAATATTGATATCAATGGAACTGCTGCAAATAATAAAGTCAATGTTGCAGTCGAGTTTCGACAATCTATCCCGTATCTACAAAAGGCCTTGGATGTCGTTATTGCGCAACGTAAAATAGGACATAAACGTAACGTAAAAGTCCTTACGACTCCCTTATGTCTCATGGATCCTTATTATTGGGGATTTGTAGAAAGTGCGACTCAAACAAACATAGCAGCGTATAGAGTCCCTAACAGCGATTTACTCTGGGATGTAGGCAGTGATAGCGGACCGTTGTTTAAAGCGTGTACAGATTGTGAATTAAATCAATACTGTCCTGGCACTTGGAACAGCTTTAAGAACAATTATGATGAATCTATCTTAAAAAGCATTGTCTCAGAACGTAAGCAATGAGCAATGTAATTTGTTTAACTTAATAATTTTTCCAACGATGAAAACTGTAAAAGTTTTTTCAGAGAAGTTGGGCGCTGAAGTCAGCATCCAGCTTGACGGTAATGCAGCAAGTATTACTGAAATGTATGATTCTGCAAAAGAATCCAACGAGTGTGCTCTCGCTTCAAAGTTTGAAAACCGTGCATGGGAATCATGGATGAACAACGGTTGGAATAACTGGGGCGCAATTTGCAACTAATTCTAAAATCAGACAATAGGGGTAAAAGTCCTGTGTGATTTTTATCTCTATTGTCGTTTTTTATTCACTACAATGAACGGTAGAAGATTATCAAAATTTAGTCATATATATGAGAAGAATGGTCATACGATGATATATCATTCTCTAAAAATGGTGTCCGAAGACATTACAGGTCTGGTCTATAACGGTATAGATAATACATTGGAAAATATTGATCCTTCAAAAGAGCATTCGTTATTGGCGCAAGGTTTTATAATAGAAAATGAGGGGTCGGATGAAAGGGTATTGAATGATTACAGAAATGAGATTCTTGAACCCTATATTTCCACAGCTTATTTCTTCTTGACTAAAAATTGTAATCTCGCCTGTAAATACTGTTTTGAAAGACAGTCCGAAACACAAAATACATCGGATGGAATCATGTCTTCCGATGTATTTATTAAAGGACTGGATTTTTTCCAAAGACTTATCAATCTTGACAAAGCTCGATTTGATGAGAGAAAAACGATAATATTTTATGGGGGAGAACCTTTTCATAACAAAAAACTCCTCTTTTCTGCCATATCCGAGATTCAGAATCGAAAAGATAAAGGTATTCTACCTGCTCAAACAAAATTATTGATAGTTACCAATGGTACTCTTATGAACGATGAAGATATAGAATTCATAAGAGAAAATGACATAACCATTACATTCTCTTTGGATGGAGATAGGTATGCTTCTGCCAATAGAGTATATCCGGATGGAAAAACTCTTGCCTGGAATAAGGCTACGGAAACATTCAAAAAATGCGTTAAAGCAGGAATAGATTTGAACATAGCATGTACATTATCCCCTGAAACCATTGCACGCCAGCAACAGGTATTGGACTATTTTATCAGTATAGGGGCGAATAACATCGGATTCAATGTTATTCTTGACAATAACATCATTCAATTGGATCAGGATTATGACGACGCTGCTGCCGAATTCGTGACAACTGCATATAAAATATTATCGGACAATCATATAACAGAAAATAGGACAAGACGCAGACTGGACGTATTTAAACATAAACATCCTTGCTTATTCGACTGCAATGCAGCGGGAGGCAGGCAGATCGCAATTGCACCAAACGGCGATGTCGGTATCTGTCATGAACATATAATGGATAAGAAACATTTCATCACGACCGTTGACGATGTGCATTTCGACCCTCGGAAATCTCCGGAATATAGAATGTGGAACAAACGTTCTCCTTTGTATATAGACGCATGTTTAGACTGCATCGCTTTAGGTGTTTGTGGAGGGGGATGTGTTATAAATTCAGAAAGGAAACACAACTCTATATTTATTCCGGATACAAGATTTTGCAAACAAACGATATCAATCCTAAAGAACATCTTGTTATGAAAACTTTGTTTGTTTCACCTTCTTACGTTTGCAATGAAAAGTGCCTGTTCTGTCCATGTCATAAGGTAGCGAGACATTATGTGCCTATTTCGGCAAAATTAATAATGTCTTGCATTGATGAAGCATTACAGAAAAATAAGATAGAAATGGTCCTTGTTTCCGGAGGAGAACCCACTTTATATAAGGACCTACCTGAAATATTCAACTATATACACGAATCTGGCCTTAAAATAGGAATTCTAAGTAATTCATTAAGGTTTGCAGACGAAATTTTTTGCAGGTCTTTTATTGATAGCGTAGGATGCGATTTCGAGTTAACGACGGCATTTCATAGTCATCTTGCCGAAGAACATGATAGGATTACGGGAATAAAAGGTAGTTTTGAAAAATCTCTAAAGGGGGTATATAATCTCATTAATGCCGGAGTGAATGTAACAATAAAACATGTCATAAATGGAATTTCTTACAAAAAATTGCCGGAATTCGTAGAATGGATATATTATGCTTTCCCTGATTCCGTCTCTTGGGTTGTGTGTAATATGGACTTATGCGGAGAGGCTCTTAATAACAACGCTCTAACGGCGGTTTCTTTTGATGAATCAAAAGCATATTTGGAAGATGCTTTGGAAATTGTTATGAACTTTCATCGAAACGAACGACACCGAAACGTGTCGGTCTTTAACACACCGTTATGCTGTATAGATCCCTATTATTGGAGTTTTCTCAGGAAATACGAAAGTGAAGAGTATATGTCGGCTTTATTACTGCCGTCCGTAGATATAAATGTTGTTCCAAGAATAAAGTATGATTTGAAAGGAGATGGCGGGGCAAACTTTATACCTTGTCAAGAATGTCATGTTAAAGCCATATGCCCGGGAACTTGGCGTCAGACTGCAGAATATTTTGGAGACAGTATGTTTAAACCAATAATATGATAATACTATGTTCAACGATGAGATACAAAGTTTTTTTGAACAATTAGTCGAAACACCATCTCCATCAGGTTTTGAGAGGAAGTGTCAAAATATCTTTAGAGAATATGCTTCAAAATATGTCGATAGCGTATATGATGATAAGTTCGGGAATGTTATCGCTCATAAGGTTAATAAAGGTAAGCCCAAGCTTATGATATCGGCTCATATTGATGAAGTCGGATTTATGGTGAAACATATAGATGAAAATGGATTTTTATATATAGTTCCGATAGGTGGTATCGATACTATGTTGCTTCCGGGCTCTCGTTTGGCTGTCCATCATCATGATAATTCATTCATGGGGATTGTTGGTCGTAAACCGATTCATCTGTTGAATGAAATGGAAAGAAATAAGGTCATATTTGAAGACTTATGGCTGGACTGTGGATTTACGTCCCGACAACATGCACTGTTGTCCGTATCAGTCGGCGATCCCGTTACATTCACTACGGAGCCTGTATCTATCAGTGAAGATTATATTGTAACTCGTTCCGCTGATAACAAGATAGGTAGCAGTATTATGATGGAGATAATGAAAAAATTGAAAAAAGTAAATACCAATTACGATATCTATTTTGTATCAACACGTCAAGAGGAAATCGGTCTTCGAGGAGGTATTACGGCTGCCTCCAGTATCAATCCGGATTATGCTATAGTGATTGATGCCACACATGCTACAGATTATCCATCTGTAAAAAACACACTTTATGGTGAAGTTTCATTAGGTAAAGGCGCATCGATAGGTATAAGTCCTGACTCGGACGAAGAATTTAGATCGGAATTAATTAGAACCGCCCAAAAAGAATCATGTTCATATCAATTAGAAGCACATCCTAATGCAAGCGGAACTGAATCCAGAGCAATTCAATTACAACATGGGGGAATTAAAACGCTTAATATATCCTATCCTGTTAGATATATGCATTCCGCTTCGGAAATAGTATCATCCCATGATGTAAGAAGCCTAATCGCAATTTTATATAGTTTTCTCAAGTCATGAACGAGATAATAAAAAACTATTGTATGCAAGGGAGGCTATTCCATAATGATTAAGGTCAGCGTGATAATTCCCGTGTACAACGCTCAAATGTTTATCAAACAATGCCTTGACTCTATTCTTGATCAAGTATTTTCAGAATTTGAGGTTATATGCGTCGATGATGGTTCAACCGATGAAAGTTATGATATCTTGATGGAATATTCTTTGAAATACAGCAATATCAAGGTCGTACATCAACCCAATTTGGGCCAAGGATTTGCACGGAACAAGGGTGTAGCATTAGCAAATGGTGAATATGTCAAGTTCGTGGATGCCGATGATTATTTGCATCCGGATTCTTTACAAATATTGTACAAAACCGCAAAGAAAACAAATGCAGACGTTACCGTGTGTAAGGCTTTTTGTGTAGATGAAACGGGAAAAGAGATAGTACCATTGAAAATGTGGAATAATCTTGCTGGTTGTTATTCAAAAAGCAAATTTGTAAATATAGACTTTTTTAATAATGCCTGTAGTCCGGTTCTATGGGATAAACTTATAAAAATGGATATTGCCAAGACTTGTTTATCTCCGTCTCTTCGGCGAGGTCAGGATTTTGTAACGCTTGTGAAATATTTATCATTAAGTAATACCGTTTTTTTTATTGACGAGAGATTATATTATTATAGACATCATAACGCATCAGTAATGGCAACACCAGAATCGAGAGAAACGATTATGTCGGATTTTGCCACGGAACAGATGGCGATAATGGTGATGCAGGATTATTTTCAAGCTACTAAGGCATATTCATTTTATTGTCATAGAATTCAACGAGAATGGGCAAAAAGAATAGGTGCCAATAAAATGTTGTTGAAGGGAACAGATATAACTATGATCGAAAGTTTTATTAAAAAACTATCTTTTGTGTAGATGAATGGGAATTTCACTCAAATGTCACCACCTTGTCGCCCAAAGTGTAATAAAAAATAAGATTAAAACGCATCAAAATTTAAAGAAATCAACAGATTTGATCGGGATATTGGGCTGCATGAAGACACAAACCTAATTGGGCCAACTTCGATTGGCTGAATAGTTCGTTACAATGAGGATTTATCCGGTTAAACAGTGTTAAATTGGCAAGAGTGATTGTAAAACCGCTAATTTTGCAAAATATAAATATCCGAAGTAGTCAGATAAAAGGTTCGCCGTCTGTTTTATAATAACATTAGAGTATTGATAGAATAACCCACTTTAATTTGATTTTTACAGAAAATATGAGACTGTTAAGCGAATTGTTCAGAAAGAAGAGATGGACATGTATCCGTTGCGGTGACTTTGGGGGAGATTTGGAAGTAGTGGATAGCCCTGCTAATTACGCATATAAAATATTGAAATGCCGGGGATGTGGCAGATATGCCATTGTTGGTTCGCCACTATTTTGCTCTTGGTGTGCAGGTGACCATGACGGGGTATTAGTAACCTGTGAAGGAACGTATCGTACATATTGCACACATTGTTCCGAGTTAAATGTATTTGAAGCTCTTAGAAAGGATGAAAAAGGTTATTTTATCGAGTGTTATCGTTATACCTCTCGCGGAGAATTGAAGTGTGCAGGAATCACTCGTGTCAAACTGTTACCGACTTTTTCTCATGATGAACTGGTGTGGAAATAAATGTCATTTGCGGCGACATACAAATAAATCCCCTTACTGTTACTTGTTACCCATTATTGTAAATTAAACTATAATTTGCTTGCTTACAACACAATGATAAATTTAATTGGATAGTGTACGTTATGTTGAGATGTTGTAAATTTTGATATATGAAGAATATGTTCCAAGCTTCCATAGTTATCCCATATGAACAATCAAATAACGAGTGTTTTAGCAAATTGGTCGAGATTATTGCGTCTATGCCTAAAACATATCTTAATTCAAGAACATCAAATTCATTTGTAATGTGGATTGAGGCAGATAGTAGTCTTGATGTTGCTTCTATGGTCGCTGAATATATAAATAATCACAGTAACGCTTGTGAGCAGAATGTATTCGAGTTGTATCTGTGTACAGGTCCGGCAAAATATAGGCCAGCATGTTGCCATTTGTTTCCTGAAAAAATAATAAATAATCAGAAATATTTTGTCAAGTTGAAAAAGCGCATTAGAGAATGTTACAAGATATTTCTCGCCAGAAAATCTCATGAGAAATATAAAAATCTCATGAAAAATATAAAAATAAATAATATTGATCATTCTTTAAGATCTCCTTTTATGTTTGTCATTTTCCCAAATATGGATACTATGACGAACGTGTTGAAACCAGTTATACATAAAGTATTAAGGAAGCTGCGGGGATTCCATCTAAAAAATGCACCTAATTTTATCGTAATTAATATACCGAACAATCGGACTGATATCATTAACAGAATAGATTCATTGATAGCCCCAATATTAAATAAGGTTGGTTTTAAATCATATACTTATTATTATTTTGGGGGAGAGAAAGAGGACCAAATTTTCCATCTAATAGCAAAGAATAATTCTATGCTTGTGGAGAAAATGAAATTTTAGTATGTGGGTAATCATTACAAATAAAAATCGATGTTGTTGCCAATTTGTTACCAAACAACTATTCTTATTATGTTGTTATATGATATACAGGTTGTTATGTATTAATAATGGTTAGTGGCCCACTTCCATAATCAGGAATACCTCCTTGAAACGGGTTTGATGAGCAGGTCGATATGCTCGTGCTCGAGGATGTGTTCCATCGCCTTGTAAATGGGCATCTTCTCGATACCCGCGATTTTCAGTGCTTCCATCTTTATGGTGTTCTCGATAAGTCGCAGATAGTCCTCCTCCTTGAGCTCGACGTATTTCTGCGATTGTGATTTCAATTTAGCCATACCTTGATTATTATTTGTTTCCGAAATCGGCCGGATTTTCACCCCACAGCCGGTTGTCCCAGTATTCAAGTCGAATATCCCTGATTTTCTCGTCCATCACCTTGAGAAAGATTTCCGCTTTCAGTAATGCCGGACAATGGCGGGCTGAAGCCGTCCTGCGGTCCCTGTACCACGTTATCGCGGTCTTGCTGTCGGAATAGATGACCCGTGGCGTTCCGGGATGTTCGATAATATACTTGACGGCGGCGACGATGCCGAGAAACTCTCCGACGTTGTTTGTCCAGTTGCCTGTGGATTCGCGGAACAGCTCCCTTCCAGAGGAAAGGTCGACAGCCCGAAAGCGTGTCAGCCTTTCCTTCGTGGAATGAGCCCCGTCGGTAGCGATTCCTGACGTCGGCCGTTTCACTTGCCTCCTCCCGGGTAAATGAACCCGTCCATGTCGAATCGGCGTACCAACGCCCGCGCCTGCCGGGTAAAATCATCGATGACTCCTTCCAAATTGCGGATGTCTTTGCGGGAACGCAAAATGGACAGAACACCTTCGATAGTCCTGCTTGTGGCGCTCTTGCCGTCTTTGGGGTCGAAGTAAACAGTTTTGTTGCCGAATGTCACCGTAACCTTGTACAGTGCTTTGGGAACGATCACGCTCTCCACCCTTGCCTGAAACTGGACCGGTGTGGCGGCAACGACCACGTACCCCTTGGCCTTGTGCATGGGTTTCAGCTCCACGGAATAAAGAACGTTTGGCTCGATTGTTCCTTTCAGGTCATCCGAAAGGACGCAAATCTGTTTGCCGAATCTCGAGTCTTCCCTGACTCCTTTCAATTGACGTGTTTTGGAGTGCCGAGAAACGAATCCGATGAGCTCGCCCGTGCGCTCCGACTTCGCAAACTTGATTTGCGATTTCTCCGATGTCATATCACGCTGTCTTCATATTCAATCTATCACGTTTCAATTAACAATCTGGTTTAATCAATCAATTCTTTGGAGTGCAAATATACGACAATTCAGTGTGTCAGCAAAGCGTTTTCCCGTTAATTTTCAATCGTTTACAGTTTGAATATACAGAGAAAAGGCTGCTTTCAGAACAGCCTTTCGTCCTCCGTGAAATGACTGAAACGCTCGTCTGTTTCAGAGACTTGCAGCAGGTAACGGCACTTCCAGTAACGGTATATCCGCCCGCCGTTGGGTATATAGAGATTGACGTCCTGCTCGTTCAGGTACTGATTGCCCTGTTCGGTGTTGTAGTTCATCCATGTGGCGCAGTTTTCGAGGTCAGGATTAGGGCGGACGTAGAACTCCATTTTCTGTTTTCCCGCCACGAAGATGTTGTGTATGCAGATATCGTCATCGATACGGAACCGGTGGGCATACAGCGCGAAGTCGCAGATGTCCGCTTCCAGAAGGTTTCCTCCGAAGTGTGCCGGGGCCTCCTTCCGCAGCCGCTCGAACCCCTCGCGGATATGCTGCCGCGAACGGATTTCCCTATGTCGTTCCTCCGTCACCGGGTAGCGGGTCACGTAAACCACCCTGAATCCGTTGCCCGTGCTGTCCCTGACCTGCACGTGCCCGATTATCTCCCTTGATTTGTTTATACTGTTGTCGATCGCTTCGATACGGTCGGGCATGCAGCCCTTTGCCAGCCCTATGATAATGACAACGGCGACGATAAATGCCCAAGGACCTATCGCCGCCGCGACGAACACGAGTTCATCGGCTTTTCTCCAGAATTTACTCATCGATTTTCATCATGTGGCGGCCGGACGCTCCCCGGACATCGGACACGCAGACCGTGTAGCCAGCATCCAGCAGCCGGTTACGACATGCTTCCATATCCGCCTCGGGAATCCTGACGGCAGGAATCCGCGCGGCGGTGATATTGAATGACGGCACGCCGGTTGTCCGGGCGAGTGTTCGGGCATCGTCGTAATACGCCTCGTAGGATTCATCTACATGGAAGAATACCAAGGAATCCGTTCCATGCCTCTCTTTCATCCGCTTGTAGCATCGTTCGATTAAATACTCTTTTTTCATAAATATACGAGGTTCCTTATATGACAGCCAAACACCGGGCGCGCTCCCATGTAATTCAATATTCGGGATTTGAGCCTGAATAACATATACGGGCGTTGCCATACGCAAATATATGATATTTACGGCATAAAATTTTTTTTATTCCTGTTATTCTACGTTTTCATCTTCACCTCCTTTCTTTCTTTTGATGCCGGTATGTCGCGGCCATAAACACACCCGGCTTTTTTACTGCATCGCGTCATGAAGGGACTGCTGAGCTTCCTCTATCGAAGAAATGGCATTGTCCATCGAATCTATGGCTCCCTGTATCTTGTCGCCGCGTGCACTCGACTGTAATCCCTCGGGCATGTTGTCCAAGGCCTCCTGCTCCTCGTCCTTCAGTTCCTCGATCTGGGAGATGATATCGTCCAGCGAGTCCCTGATTTCCTGAATCCCGTTTCTGCGTTCATTGTTCATGTTCTTAACTCTTTACGATTCCACGTTCTTTTTCTTCACCTCTCGTTTCTCGAACTCCTCGCGCAGCACCTTGACAAGCTGCCTTGAATCGGTTATCTTCCGTCCTTCCCCGCACGGCGCACCGTGAAACAGCGGCGTGAAAACGAGTCCGAAATCCTCGTCCACGGAGAAGCCGCCTATGAGGACGATGCCGGCCTTGACGCGATAGTAGTCCCCGTACATGCTGTACTGGTCCGTGGTCTTGGAAAAACCGTACTCGGGCATAAGTTCCACCAGCGCATCCAGCACCGGACGGACGACCTCGGCGAGAAAATTCGGTCGTTCGGGCGGCGTTTTCTTTTTCCTTTTGCCGGAATCTTCTGCGGCATCCTGTCCGTAGAAGGCGTCGAAGCGCTTCCGGTAATTATCTGTCAGTTTTTGAATGTCCATAACCGTTTGAAATTTAGGTGTTCTCTTCAAGCCATTCTTTCAGGGTCATCGAGTCCCCCTCGAAATTATAGTCTTCGATTTCTACGCCGCCCCAGTCTTCCATGCGGAACTCCTCACGGGAGAGAATGGTCCCGCCGTGGTTTACCATGACGACTGGCTCGATGGTAGCCAGCCGGTCGCCGTCGTCAGACTCGCGGATGTCGTAGGCGAACAAGCCCTCCGGCACGGCATCGCGGTCGATTCTGTCATCGGTAAACAGCACGGGAATATCGTTGACGGTCATCGTCTCGAAGGTTTCCGTGCAAAGGTCCTCTCGTGTAATCATGCCTGTTCGTTTTTAGGATTTCTTACTTATACTTTGGGCAGTTCGATGGCCCTGACCCAGTTGTCTTGATCGTTGAATGCCTCGTCATTGATTCTGGCCGTGAATTCCAGCGGGGTCATTTTCTCGACTTCCGTATGCCGGTTATTCTCGTAATCGGAGATGATTTCCCCGGCCGGTGCATCACGTTCGAAATTGTCTATGGGGAAGGAAAATATCCACACTTCCTTAGCTTCGTCTTCCCCGAGAAAACGTTTCAGGTTGTCCGTGTAAGCCGCGCACCGGTCCCAGCCGGACTCCACGAAACAGGCAATATCCCCGTCCGCTTTACCCGTGCTGTCTTTCAGGAAAGTGGCGGCATTCTGTTTCCAGATATCCTGTTCGACGCACAGTTCCAGATACCGTTCCCAGACGGTGATCAGCCAGTCGATATTGATCTCGTGAAGATGGCGGCAGGGGAAACGCTCCCGGCTGTCGGGATTATAGAGCACGCAGCTTCCATCCGGGCGTATCTCTTCGAGCTTGTAGGCGGTATATACCGGTACGCCGTGACGGTCCGCGTCCTCGCCCTCCTCTTCGGCGTACACCGTGTGGGGCAACAATCCTTCCGGCATCCGGGGAATCGCGCGGAGATTGGCGATGATTTCCTGTTCCAGTTCTTTCTGTTTTTCCTGTAATCTCATTTTCTGTCAGTCTTTAATTGAATTTTACCTTCTTTATATAACTTCTGCTTGTAGCGCCGGTGTTCACGGATAATCTCCGTGTGCCTCTTCCGGTCGGGCTTGTACAGCCCTTTCGCCTTGCGTTCGTTCAGCAGTTCCCTGTTGCGTTCTTCGCTTTCGGGGTTCACGATAAAGGTCACGAGACGGCGGCTGACACCGTATTCGCGTGCCAGCTGGCGCTGGCTGACATTTTCGGTGTGATAGCGGTGGAAAATCTCCGCCCGCTGTCCGGACGTCAGTTTCTGCCTGCGGTCGTAGCGTGTCCCGCTGATGATTATCCCTGTGCTTCTGTATGGCATGGCGGGGTTCGTTTATCGTTCGTGTTCCATGAATGGTAGATGCGCTGTTTGTCATCTAACGAGAGCAGGTACCAGCGGTTATAGATCTGCTTCTGCGTTTCAGGGTCGTACCCGTACACCGGCCCCAGCTCGTTTTCAAACATCGTCGCGACCTTCTGTCTCTTGGCATCGGACAGCTTCTCCCACCAGCGGCAAATAGCCTTGTACCGCCTCACATCCGTTACAAGGTCCGGCACCGGCGCAGAGGAGATATATCCCGCCTCTTCACCGCACGGGGCCTGCCAGAATCCCAGCTCGCAGAGTGCGCGTTGCTCGCAGCAGACCCGTTCGGCGAAGGAGCGGAGCGCGGCCTGAAACATTTTCTTCTTCAGCGACTCTTTTTCACCGAGCAGTTCACGTACATCCACGTTCAGCCAGTGCTTATTGCGTTCAGCCGGCGGCAGCGTGTTGTGCAGGGCCTGCCTGACCAGTTCCAGCCGTTCTTTCAGCTCTCCGTATTTGTCGTTATCGAAGTACCGGTCGAACAGTTCCCGTTCGGTCCCCGGCAGAATGAATATGTCCTCCATGGCGTGCTATTTTAACAGTTCCTCGGGAATATTTTCGTTGACGACGGTAAATCCTTTGGCCGTCTCCCTACGGATGGCCGCACGGAGGGAGTTTTTGCCGGCAGGGGTGGCCAACAGTCCTGCGATATCCTGTTTCTTCCAGCCGAAGGCATGGTAGTTGCCTTCCCCGTCCCTGAACACGAGTTTCGTGGCGGTCATGCGCATGATACGGGTGTGCTCCTTTGCTTCCAGTTCCCTTTCCACGAGTGTGTCAGCGACATATTCAAGGTCGACATCCAGTTCCATATCATACTCTTCACACCGGACTTTGGGCTGGGCGGCAAGGTACGCCTCCACCGCATTCCCCAGCTCCCTGCATTCCGGGTAGACCCGTACGTTTGTCGAGCCTCCATGCCCGTTGTTCTCGCAGGCGGCCAGTTTGTAGCCGTCCACCATCAAATCTGCGGCGAAACAATAGGTCTCTGCCGACATCCGTTCCACGTACTGGAACTTCTTGAAAGAAAAGGTGTATTTGCCGATTTTCAGTTCCACCTTTTGTCCGGTTTCATTTTTACTCATAAGTCGATTGCTTTAATTGTTGTGAACTTATTTTGATGCTATTTCCAGCAGGTCTTCAGTCGTCAGGGGACGAAGAAAGGCGGTGTCGAACTCCTGTATATCGTCCTCGCGTATCTCTTTGACGCCCACGGTCAGTGCCTCGCCGTCTTGACGCAGATACTTGACTTCGAGCAGCATCTTCTTACGATATTCTGCGGGGCCGTCACCGAAGCCCCGGCGTACCGAATCGACCGCTTCTGCCGCGAGGCGCACAAAATCCCCTTGCTGGAATGATGGGCCGGGCATCACGGAGGGAGCCAGCATCTGCCAGTCCCCGTGTCCGTCCAGATCTTCCACGGCCATCGCGTAGGCTTTATATTCATCCTCGGTTTGGAAATGTCTGGTTATCACGTATCCTCCGGATTCGGCCGTGCTCTCTTCCGAAGGGATATTTCCGGTTTTCCTGTATATGCTCACGGTATCCTTACCGAGTAGAACTTTTACTGTTATCATTATTGTAGATGGTTGTTATTCCGGTGTTTCGATAAAGCGGACGTAGCTATCCACTTCGTTGAACATATCGTCGTTGATGCGTTCCGCCAGCTCGTCAGGGGTAAGTTTCTCGACCTCGTAAAATATGTTGTCTAATGGGTCGGTCTTGCTGAGGGAGGGACCCTCTTCCCATGCGCGAAGAATCTCCTCGTCAGAGACAGTGCGAACCATGTGATGGCTGTTCCAAACGAAGGCGTAAAGCTCGGTATTCGGAATGGAGGTTTCCAATCCCGTGTGCCGGCGGAACGCTTCGATATTCTCCTCGTCGGAGGCACAGTTCTGCCAGTGCTCCCCGACAAATTCGAGAATGTCGGGCAGCGGCGCATCGGTTTTCCGCTCCAAAAGATGAATGGCCCGTTCCCGCCATAGACCCTGCTCGATACAGAGCTCCATGTAACGGCGCCAAAGCGTCACGAGCCAGTCGATGTTGATTTCGCGCAGATGCCGGTCGGTCTCCCGCTCGCCGGTCAGCGGGTTGTGAAGGGTGCAACTTCCGTCGGGCAGATAGTCCTCCACCTCGTATCTCACGTAGCAGGGATAGCCGTCGGCGGCCTCCTCCTCGACAAAGACCGTATGAGGCAACCATCCGTCAGGGCGCTCGTCGATGCGACATAGGTCGGCGACTATCTTCTCTAAAAACCGGTTGATTTGTTCTTGCGATGTCATACACATTGGATTATTCGTTCATTGAAATGGTTATTGAGTAAAAGTTGATGTCCTCCTCCTCAAAGTCCGTATTGTTCTCGTTGTTGTACTCTTCGACAACCGTTCCCGGTATGTAGGTTTCCCCATTGATGTCGAAACTGCACGTTTCGAGCAGGCGGCAAAGCGTATCTTCATCGCCCTGAAGGACCTTCTCGATGTCCACTTTGCTTCCTTTCACGGTTACGCCCACTCTCAACCAGAGGTGAGTCTCCGGCTCCTGCGGTGTGTCGACGTGCGGAATGACGTGATAATCGGACCATCCGCTGCGATCGGAGAGCCCCTGCAGGTAGGCATTGTACTCTGCCCGTGTACGGAACTCCACGTCCGTTACGATGCCGCCGTTGTCCATGAGCCACTCTTGGGACGGCAACTGTCCCGTCGTCTTGTAAAAATTCACGGCTTCTTCGCCGAATATGACTGTTGCTTTTGTCATGGTTTACTTATTTAGAAGATTCGTCGATGTAGGATTTCAGAGATTTGTACTTGTCGGGGGTGGCCGCGTTGTCGTTGAACCCGTTCAGGCAGTGGAGCAAAGCTGCTTCGAGCGTGACATAACGGCGGCACACTTCACATCGGTGCCGCCACAGATACTGCATACGATTGGCATAACTGTTCTGTTAGATTTCACCGATTAGCTCGCAGAATGCTTCGAAAAACGGCCAGACTTGCAGGTTTTCAACGAGAACTTCACGAGAATCTCCATAAAGCTCTCCGCTGTCATATTCCAGCAAGGCATACAGGTCTCCGTCCTTTACCGAAAACCCGTAAACACAGCAGGAGTCGTGATCTTCGTCGCAGACCTGAACTGAATGTCCCCCGACGGAGAACTCCCCGTCATCGAAGTGGGAGACAATTCCCCGCATCAGCTCCAACAACTCTTTTTCCTGCGCTCGGAAGTGTTGTAACAGGTTATCAAGCTGCTGCCGCTCTTCATCCGATACCGGACAGATAATCGTCAGATACTCCGGGAGCACCTCAAATGTTCCCTTTCCGTTGTCAATCTGCACCATGTTTCGGGTATGGTCTACCGCGAGCACGTCGTACTCGCCGGTTTTTTCGTGGATGGGGTCATCCCACCACACACGTTGTCCTTTCTTGAAAGTCATTGTCATTCAATATTTTATTATTTCGGTGTTGTCGGGAATCGTGTAGGCCGTTCTCTCCTGCAAGGCTGGAACGGCATTCGGTTTTTGAGTCATAAATTCGTTTGTTTTTAAGTGTTTGGTATTTCGGTCTTGCACGCTGCACGATGTGCAGGTCGTCATAACCGATGGACTTCAGTTCGGAAAGTAGGTCGCGGTACTCCTCCTCGCGGGCCGGCCGTGTCGCGGCGATCACACCTGCATAGTCGGCCGCTCCGTGCTGTCCGATATGCATGTAGGACGTCGTGGTATAGTCATACCTGCTCCACGGTATGCCAGGAAAGAGAGCGATTACATCGCCCTGTTCCCATTTACGAAATACTACCTTAGTCATTGCGTCCGCAGATTTCCGTGTCTATAATCGTCAGGGTACAGCCTTCCGGCTCTTTGAAGCTGTAATCCATTTCGCTAATCAGGTCGTCCACCTCCTCGTCTGAAATAGTGTCCGCCGTCGGGTTCTCGATGTCGAGACGCACCGTTATGTAAATTGCATCGGTTGCCATAGTTATTTCTTATCATTTAACAGACCGGCCTACACTTGACCGATATAATATTCTTTTATCAGTTGCTTTCTATTCGTTTTCTTTCCCAGCCGTCCGGCTTGTCTGGCGATGGATGCTCCGATTCGCTTTCTTCACCACCTGTTCCACCGTTGGTTCCGGTGTGGCGGGCTTTCGGCAACCGTCACCGCAATGCCGCCGCTTCCCCTTGAGCGGCTTGCCGCAAATCGGGCAGCGGCGGTTGCCGTCCCGTTCGAGCACTTCCAGCATGTTAGCACGTATGCCTTCCCACCATTCCAGACGGTTGATGTCATAATCGTAAACGGTTATCGTGTTCCCGAAACTACGAGCCTCGACCTCGACGGCAATTTCCGTGTCTTCGAGAAAAACCTTCAGCACAGGGTCGTCGTAAGGGTCGCAATGATTGTCGTACCAGACTATGTAAGTGGCATCAGTCAGTTCGTCGGGATTCCCGAAAGAGAGTTCCGTGAGGTCGTTGTTCATAAGGATATTGCGGACGGCAGCCTGTAAATCTTTAATATTATCCATTGATGTTTCGTTTTATGGTTATTCCTTATTTTTTTGTCGGTTCATTTCCGAGGCGTGGCCGACAAACCGGAAGATGTCGGCGTATTGCTCGCTGTAGATGTAGAACCCTGTCCATTTCTCCCCGGTCTGGGCATCTATCCCGTCGGCGTGGATGTATTTTTCGTCATCCGTCAGGTAAACATCGGTGAGCTTGATGCGGGGCGGGGCGTGCTTTCCGTACAGGGTCGTCGTGACGGGGAAGTTGTTGTCATCAAGTTCTTCCTCTTCCGTGAGGCCGAGCGATATGCGACCGTATCGTCTCAGGAACCCGAGCATAAATTTCAGCATAGCTTGCTCGGTCTCGTGCCGTCGCCCGTCGATAAAGGCGTACTCGATGGCAAACAGGTGCAGCTCGTCGGCGTCTGTCATGGCCGGGGCTTTGCTTCCGGTCGGCCCGGTCTGCGCTATTTTATACTTTTCCATATCGTTCGTTCCATTTAATCGTCATATCAGCCTTCGATTTCATCGAAATAGCCGTGCGAGTCCCACTCGTCCAGCAAGGTGCTCGGGTACGTCCATTCAAGACTGTAAAACAGATCCCGGCACACTTCTTCATTACCCTTACACAGGGCGAGCAGGGAGTTATGCGTGAAACAGCCGTCACGGTTCTCCGGCACACGCCATCCCTCATGATCTTCCGCTGCGTATTCGGGGACATAGCAGACCTCGTCCGGGCGGTTGAGAAAGGCATCCTCGTTCTTGTAGATGTTTCCCTCCCCGCCGTATTCCAGCTCATAGAACACGCCTTCCGATATTTCCACCTTCTTACCGATCTCTATCATTTCTTACTTTATTTTAAGATTAGGCTCATCAGCAGCCGAAGGGGTGTAATATTCGCCTCTTTTCTGTAAAAAGACCGCCGCGACCGAAATCGCGGCGGCCCGTCATCATAATGGCAACTGATGAACGATGTTATGTCGTTGTCGTTACTCGTCCTCGTAATACGGTACTCCGTGCCTTACCACCGTTTTCTCCATCTCTTCCCACCACACCTCGCTATGGCGGTCCTTGTTGAAATCGATGGCTTCACCATCTCCGAGCCTCAGACGGTCACGGGTTTCCATTTCCGTTTCCCACACAATCTCCTGCATCTGCTCGTCCGTAACATCATAGGTGTCGAACGGCACCGGCAGGGATTCCAGTTCCCCGCGCGACAACTCGGAACTGCCATAGGTGAAAATTTTGTCGTAGAAAATCTGCTCTTTCGTCGGGCGTTCGGGCTCCGGTTCGGGCAGTACATCGAGGTAGTCCGATTCGCACAGGTAATTCTCGTCGCGCCCCTGCGTCTGACGGTTGTTCTCGAACTCCTCCAAATCATCTTCCGTCAGGCGGAACTCCCTCTTTTTGCGGCGCAGGTACTCCATCATGTTCGCGAACGAGGAGAAAGGGGCGACAAGTTCCATGGAAGAGCGGCTGTGCCAAGCATCGCTCCGGTACAGCAGGTAAACTTGGAGGCGGTTCCGTGCTGACTCTTCACGGTGTTCGTTAAACTCGTACAGGGCGTTGTCGAAACTTCCGAACGCCAGCCGGATTTTATCTTCTATGGATATGGACTCCTTGTGTTCCTCGAAACGTTTTTCCACGTATTCGGTAAAGGTACAATCTTTCAGGGCGCGTTTCACCGTTTCATCGTCAGCAGAAAGCGCGATGTCAGTACCGATAAAATCATCGGCCGAAAGCACATGCTTTTGCTCGTTGTACTCGTCTTCCGCCCGACTGACGGCCAGTCCGGGCGTTTCCTCCTCGACCTCCACGATCCTGCGCAAGGTCTCTTCGATAGCTATCCTGTATTTTTTCATTGTCAGATGATATTTATTCGTTTCAGTTCACGTTTGTAATTCCTCAACGACGGCTTGTGCCCCTTCTCCTTCACAATCTGACGCATTTGGACGACGGTGTAAGCCTTGTCCATGTCCAGACCGTAGTCAGTGGCGAACGCCGTCATGCCCATATAGCAGAAACCGAACTTCTGGTGCAGCATGTCGGCCGTGTAAGGTATCATGTCCTCCGCCAGCGTCGCAGGGACGGCCATGCCCCGGATTTTGTATTTCAGACCTTCGATCAGTGTCTCGCAGTTGTCGCAGTGGTACGTCAGGTCCCGGCGGCGGGCGCAATAGCCGATGGTCTGGCCAAGGAAGGTGTTGCGGAAGATTTCCGTGCGCTTCATGTCCTTCACCTTTTCCACGCCGTAATAACAGATGGCCTGCACGGCTTTCAGTGATTTATCCACACGGGGCCTGACGAACCGCGGGTCATTCTCTGCCACGATTTTCTCCAGCCACGTGCGGTGGAACGTCCCGACCGGGATATCGAACACCGGCTCCGGCGTGCAGTATCTCGAATCCGAGCGGGTCATTATCAGATGTGCGGAAGAGAATTCGTTTTGTTTCTTCAGATAAAAAGCCAGATACGTGTTGCCGATTCTGCAATAAGTATAGTCGTTGTGCTCATTCTTCAATGACAGCAACGAGGTTTCCCCGCCGTAGAACTTCTCCGGAAGTCCCGTCTGGCGGCAGAATTCCGTGAAGAAATGTCTGGGGATGACACGGTCATAGTGCTCCTCCCGGTAGTATTCCTTTGCCATTTGCGGGGTGATGAACCGTTTGGCGAAGTCACAGATATGGTGATGACTGCAATCATAGGCGGCCTGCGTATTTTTTGAGGTCTGGAACTCCTTGGGCATCTGGCTGTACCAGCGGAATTTCGTTCCGTGTTTCATGCAGTAATCGACGAACTTCCGCGTCCACACTTTTGAGGGGAATTTGGGGCAACTGCCGTTTCTTCGCACGAACGCTTTGCAAACCTCCGTCGTAAGCAGGTGCTTCTCCGTTTCTTCATCGATGTAGCGGCTCGTTTCGCTCTTGCTGTTTTCGATAGCGATGAGCAGTCTTTTTGATGTTCGGAACGGTTTGGGCAGTTCCTTGAACATGTAAGGGTGTTTCTTTATCAACCGATCTGCCAGCATGTCGTCCATGTATACCGATAACGGTTTGAAGAATTGGGGATCGGTGATATAGTTCTTGCTGTCCGCAGAGCAGACGGCCGCACGGAGAATATCATAGGAATAGAATCCTGTCGGAACGAGAGACAAGTCGTGCTCTGCCATCTTGAGGTAGTACGCCGCTGTCTTGAAACGGGGAGGCACGACGGTATCGGTAACCGTGCTTAATATGTTCGTTTCATCAAGCATCCCGTAATAAAAATCCCGTGTCTTGACCGCAGCCGGAATATACCCGAGGATAAGCTCCGTCTTCATGACGGCATTCGTCGTCCTGTCAGATGTGTAGTAAGGTTCGTAGATGTAGTGCCGCAGGGCGGAGTACGCCAGCCGGGCATCCCAGAGGCGTTCGGGAATGCAGGCAAGGATGTCGAAATTACCCCGTCCATTTCTGATGACCGCCTCCGCCATTTCGCGGGTAATCATCGCTTCGGGGACAGAGGCAATATTCTCCGTGCTTTTGCTCATGGCAAAGTCACAGACGGCCTGCGAGCGATGTTCCTCCGGGATGTTGCGCAGCGCGAAGCTGTGCCAGCTCTGCGTGTTGCCCGTAATGATACGTTCTATCCGTTCAGGGGTGAGAAAACGCCCCGGGATATGGCTCAGCACCTCGATTTCCTTGCTCTGGACGGCTGCTTCCACGATCTCTTCCGTGAAGAGGTGCTCCGGCAGCCATTCTATGGCCGATACGATATTATTGTGTCGCATACAATTTCTTTTTAAGGTTCAACGAACGGATGATTTTCACGAGGCGGCAGCCGCGATAGACATAGAGAATGCGGGATTCCCGCTCGGCGAGTTCCTCAAGTCCCTGCCAGTGTCGCGGTGTCTTTATCTTTTCGAGCTGGGCATGGGCGTCGACATACACCGTGAGCGGTGCCACGCTGTCATGGGAAGGTGTATCCCCGATGGAAAGGGAAAGTTCCCTACGCTCGTCTTCGGCAACGACGTACCATTTGCCGTTATCGAACAACAGGCATGTGTCTGCCATACAGCTGAAAATATCGGTGTTGTCTGCACGGCGTGCCGAGAATTGCCCCGTCTGTTCCCGCCCGTCGCGGATTTTCGAAAAGCAGTGGACAGCGTCGCCGTGCCCGGCCCATCTCCCGTAAGGGGAAGGACCCAGTACATGAATATCCCCGAGTGACAGCAGCGCATCCACCCGTTTTTCGTTGGAATAGAATACCCGGAGTTTCCTCGCGAGGTCTTCTGAAAGCGTCTCGTGGAGCGCTTTGATGTGTCGGACACTGCCGTCCGGCAACAATTTTCCGATTTGTATGCTCATAATGGTGTTATCTCTTGTTGTTAAAGTATAGCCGGGTCGTCCTTCTTTCGATTGACAGCCCGGTTTGAAAAATTATGATTTACAGGAGTCTCTCGGCCGGTATCCGGCCATACCCGGCCCGCAATCGCATGTCATTCCGTCCCACCGTTTTTCCGTCTTTTCATTCCCAGTTCCCTGTCGGTTGCCGTGCGGCAGAGCGGCAGATCTCCGGAAACGGTGTGCTTGTATGTTTCGACAAGTTCTCCCTTCGCAAGCATCCTATCGTAAACCTCCCTGACATAACGCCATATCGGAGAGGTATCCGAATAAACCGAGTGTTTGCGAAATGTTTTGGCACACAGTTTATTGACAAGCACATCCAACAATTCCTGCCGATATTTGTACAGGTTGCGGCGCTTGGTGCGGAACGCATCGCGGAGGATGCCTTCGATGGTCGCGTCATGCATCTCGTGGTAATACGCGAGCTCTTCCTCCTCCGTCAGGTCGAGAATCTCGTCGTACGTGTCGGTGCGCAGATATTGAAAGGTCATTCCCCGTAAGAGGATTTCCTCGATCAATCCCATGTGCTCCCGCAGGACCGGCCCTGAGAGCGATTGCGGGTGGCAGTACAGACATGTCTTGCCCAAGTACACCTCGGGACAGCCGTCGTTGTATTTGCTCTCCTTGACGCTGAACCCTTTGGCCGTGAAAAGGCGCTTCACCTCGTCGAAGAAGCGTCCGGCTTTTTCTTCCGACATGCGGCCGCAGTCGTAACCGGACTCGATGCGGAAGTATGTGTCGATATATATCGGTTTGTCCATTAGCAGTTCTGATTTGGATGTGTTATATAAAGCATAGCCCGGAAACCTCTCGTCGGATTTCCGGGTATCGTTGAAAATACTGTCATAGCCGTATGGAATCGAACACCTTGTCGATGTCCTCCTGTGCCAGCCCGATGTAGCGCCGGGTGGTTTCCAGATTGGAGTGCCGGAATATCTGGTTGAGCAGGATCAGGGCCTCGGCCGAGCGTCCCATCAGCTCGTAGACGTACCGCCCGAAGGTCTTGCGGAAAGTATGCGTGGAGAACGCCCTGATCGGCAGTCTGTACCTTACCCGGAATACCTTGAGCAGCTTGTTGATGTGTTCCAGCGAGTAGGGCCTCCCGGTACGTGGGCTGAGAAAGATGTACTGTTCGGGGTCGGGTTGCCCGAGCATCCCGTACAGGAAGAGGTTCTTCTCCTGCACGTCCCGGTTGAACTTGATCAGGCGGTTTTTCTTCGTTTTCCGCTCGATTTGGGTCAGGGTATCTTTCCCCAGTATGTCTTTCCAGCGCAGGACCCTCACGTCGGAGGCCCTGCATGCCGTACAGAACGACAGCCAGCAGTACGTTTCCCACAGGTACTCGCCGTCCTTCTCAAGCCCGCGGACCAGCCTATTATATTCCGCTATGGGAAGGTAGTCCGCCGTCGTGAGTTGTCCCCGGATACGTGTCATGGCTTACGGGCCGCACCGGGCGATAAGTTGTTTGACATTCCGGATTTTCTCTTCCGGCTCCTCCTCACGGCGGAAGGACGGTGTGCATCTCGTGCGCCGCATCCCTGCGCCCCAGCCCGTGTCGTCGATGACGCCGTGCGGGCACGGCTTCTCCTTATGCAGGCTCTCCGCGAGCCTTGCGAGCCGCTTTTCGAGCGTCGCCCGTTTATAGGTTCTTTCTGCCATGGCCGGAAGCGTTTAGTTGAGCCGGTCGGAAAGCAGAACCTCGGCCAACGCCCCGTTCTGGGGGATCATCGCAGGAAGGTCCGTCTTGCCCGGTTTATAAAGTTCTGTCGCGCAGTTGTACACGTCCCATGCCGTGAGCGTCTGTTTCTCTTCAGCGAGCTTGAGCAGGTCCTCGGTGAAGACGGAAATCTGCGACTGATTCAACGGGTAGGTCTCCACCTTGGACGAGAGGCGCTTGTCGGAGCTGTCGTGCGAGACCCGCAATGCTGTCAGCAAGCCGATGTAGGCGTACATCTCCACGGCTGAGATTTTCTTCTCCTTCAGGCGGCGGATACGCTCCCTGTCCTCGTTCATCTGTTCCTCGAAGTTCGAGAGCCACCCGTCCACGCGGCCGAAAAGTTCCTCGGTAGTAACCTTGTCTTTCCCGTAGTTCGACACGCTGCGTTCGGGAGAGAGGATGCACTGGTTGTGGCACACGAGCACGCACGGACCTATCGCGGCCTGAATGCCGTCCTGATGAAAGGCCACGACCAGCGTGGTGGTCAGCTCGTCCGTCTCCCAGTTCTTGATGCGGATGGTAGCGTATACACGGCGCAGGACATGCGCCTCGACGGCGTTCTCACCGTATTTTTCCTCCACCTGCGGCAGGACGACCACTCCGGGCTGGGCCTTGTTCTTGTTCTGGGCAGCGAAGATTTCCTCCACCTCGTAATTCAGGTTGTACTTCTTGCAGATGTCCGTCATGCGCTCGATCACCTCGTAGTGGTAGATGCCCTTGACGGGGTTGCCGTAAATGTCATTCTCCTTGTGCGTGCGGCGGAGCGTGTCGAGAGTCATCACCTCGACGTTGTTGTTCTGGAAATCGAACCGCACGGGGGCGGTCATCGTTGCTAATGCTGTTGCCATAATGATTGATATTAAAAAGTTATACAATAAGAAAGGCGGTGAACGGTCGTTCATCGCCTTTTCAGGATTCATTTTGTGGGTTCGGGCAGGTAGCGCCTGCATATCAGGTCCGTGATACTCGGATAAAAGGGATTGCCGTATGTACCGTACGGACCGAAACGGGCCAGATAGTTGAAGTAGAAATCTACCGGACGGCGGCTATTGGTCTGTATTTTTGTTTTCAGCAGGCGGTAGGCATATTCCCTCGAAATTTCCACCTTGACTTTATGGCCGTCGAAATAGTAGTTGCCCTCTTCGTCCGAGGAGAACAGCACCTCTTTTTTCGCAGGACGTTCGTCGGCAATCGTCCGGAAGAACTCCCCGAGGGAGCGGCAGTCTTGGTATTCTATCGGAATTGCATCGCCTTCTCTCAGTTTCCTGTCGAGCTTGTCGAGCAGCGTCTTGATGGCGGGCGTATAGATGTTCTCCGATTGGAAACATCCCGTGCAGCGCCAGTGTTTCTCAAAAAGCCTGCTGATTTCAAGGAGCAGGGAGAGGGTTTCGCGGGCGGTTTGGGGCTTGTCTGTCAAGTATGGAATATGCTCCGTTGCCAGTACGGAGAGCGACAGATAGTCTTCCGGTTGCAGTTCCCTTTTCTGGCGCAGGTTGCAGTGCCTCTCGAGCAGGGAGTCGATGTCGGCTTCCTGCATGTTCCCGTCCGTCCATGCCAGACAGCCCTCTTTCTTGCAGGCGGGACACTTATCCGCTCCATACGGCAGGAGCATCACCTTGCCGCAATCGGAACAGGTGACCAAATCGCCATGTTCCGTGTATACATTAACGATTTGCATAAGTTATCTATCTACTAAATGTTTGTTGTCATGCATGTATGTCTTGAAACAGGAATATGTTACATAGTACGCGATATTGGAGATCCACAAATCGTATGTCTCGTCGTACCAACACTCCCCGTCCTCTTCGCCGGTTAATTGAGGTGGCACATTCACGTGTACATATTCGGTAGCTATTTCAACGACATTGTCGTAAGTGAGTTTACGAGGGTCGATTTCATTCTCCTGAAAATACCGTTTAATCACCGATTGCTCTTCTGGTTCGTTTGTGATGATATGCGGAAAATCCCAGAAATCAGAATAAAACTGCAGGTGGCGGGATGCAAATCCTTTCTGTTTCATTTCGTCTTGAAACAGTGGTATCAATGCCATCATATTACTTGTCATGTAAGGATAATGGTACCCAATAGGCTGAGGAACCGAATTCTTTCAATGCATCTTCATCTTGAATGAGTTCGCAGCCTTTTGTTTCCATGTATTTTTGCGAGTCCGGCCAGCACATGGCACGGTAACACTTTTCCGGTTCGGGAGATTCCCCGAATTCCCGGATGTATTCCGCCTCGGGGACATAGCGTGCCCCGTTGTCTCCGCTGTTCCACGACGGGTAACCGATTCCGTTTTCCTCGAAAAAGGAGGCGTCCTCGGGAAATTCGACCAGCACGTACAGTTTGTCATTCCAGATCTGACCGCATTCGTTACAATGCCATACCCCGTCGCTGCCGAGGAGAATGTCCTCTGATTCGCATTTGGGACAAGCGGAACCCTTTTTCCTCGGGAACCCCAAGATATCGGCAATAGTCTCCATGCTTCCCCAGAACAGCTGGTCGCAATAATCACTGGCCATTCTTCCGGCCAGTTCTTTCATGTCATCATCGGAAATCCTCTCCACGTCGAACCCGACATTCTGCAGGTCGTCGCGGTGCACGGACGCGATTGGGAAGTACCCTTCGGACAAACATTGTCGCAATCGGCGTTCCTCCTCCGTGGGGTTCTCCTTGGCGTCGAAATACGCCTTTAATTCGTCTAAAATTGTTTGAACCATATTCTACTTGTATTATATGTCCGCTATTTTTTCTTGGTAAAACCTGTCGATGGCGAGCAGGTAATCCTCCGTGTCCCAGTCGGTACCCGCATGTCTCGTCTCGAATTCTCCAGCCCAGCGGATGATGTCCGACACCACAGCTCGGGAATCCCTGTCTTCCCAGAGATTCTCCGCCCCGGCGTTGTAGGCCAGATCCACGACCGCTTCCAGCAGTTTGCGGTTGCCGTTGCACTCCCTGCCGAGGGACGAGAGCCACAGCTTCACGTCCACGGCATCCTCCTCGACGGTCTCGTTGTGCAGACACGAACACTGCCCCTGACCGTCGTGGCAGACCAGTACCGGGTGTCCGGTATCCGGGCAGATGCGCACCAGCACCTCGTTCGGCGCCAGATGTTCCGCGTCCCGGTCCCGACGTATATGCGGGAGGGCAAGGAGTATCCTGTCAAGGATTTCCTGCTCCTCCGCCGTCCGCAGACCTTTCATTTCCAGTCGGAAGCGGATGTCTTCAAGTAACTTGTATAGCATGATTATTCTTCGTTGTGATACTTTTTCCAGATTATCCGTTTCTCATCATAACTTTTCCCGTTCCACCATTCTTCACAAACATCCACAAACTCCTGATAGCCGTCTTCCGGGGAGAAATCGGTTTGACGGGAACCTGTTACCTGCTCCATTTCCTTGAATTCAAGCCCTTGCCACCATTCCTGCATGCGCTCCTTGAACTCTTTGAGCGTGCAGAACAGAAGGTGCTCCTCGCACTCGTCGCACCAGTTGTCATCGCGGTCGATACCGGTGGTGTCGATAAATACATGGGTGTTCGGGTCTACCCATGCCTGAGTCTGGATATTGTCTGAACCGCATTCTTCACATACGGTAATCTTGTTGTCATCGGCATCAGCGGAGATGAACCCGTACTCTTCCAGCCAATGGGCGATCTCGAATAACCCCTCGGTTTGTACATTCTCGATGGGTTCGTCAAAATCTTCCCCGCCTTCACCATTGAGCGTGCAGAGCAGTTTTCCCGTCCCGTCGATGAAAAGTTCATAAACCGTGGCGCTCTCATAGCCGCCGTAACCATAATACCCGGGATTGTGGATGACCACGATTGGAGAGGTCTCATACTCGGCAGGTTCTCCATCCCGGTAGTGTACGCCCCGGTTACGGTAAAACGTACCGATGATGTTGTTCTCCATTTCTACCGCGTGGCGGATTTTCTCCATAAGTGATTTTCTAATGGAGATGACACTGAGTTGCGTGTAATCTTTGCGGATACGCCTGTATATTTCCTGCTCGATGTCATCACGGACAAAGTCGAAAGGGGATACCCCGGCATACTCTTCAATATGCCTGTCCTCGTCAAAACCGTATTCCCGACAAATGATGTCCCTTATGCGGGCAAACTCCCCGCCGGCAAATTCGTGGATGGCATCCTCACCCAACGAGGTCGGGAAATAGCAATTCGGCATGTATGCCGTCATTTTCCGGTAAAGTGTATCATTATCTTCAGGAAATGTGCGTTCTGTATTCATTATCGGTTCTTGCTCTGTTTTCATTGTCGATATTGTTTTTACTTCGTTTGTATATCGGACATCGTGTCCGGTAGCTGCATTGGCCGTGCGCGGCATCGAGGTGTGCCCCGTGCCACTCGTCCCAGTCTTTCACCCCGTCTTCCGTGAGAAACACGATCAGCTTCATGCAGCAGAAACCCCGTTCCCGACGGTTCGCATCGTGGAGATTGGCCCGCTCGTTATCTTTGACTTTCATATCAATCCGTTATTTAGAACCACGATACATGCACAAATCTGTCGCTTTGGTCGCTACCATTGATAAGCCTGTCAAGGACGGCGATGAACTTCTCCTGGTTCATTTCGATTTTCTCCAGTTCGGCATGGAACGTTTCGGCATGTTGCAGGAAAATGTCGTCCTGCTCGATGATGTGCTTCCTCAGCTGCTGCAATTCAGAACGTTCTATATCGAAGTCATCCGTGTAGATGTCTTCCGCCGAGTGCTTGATGTCGAACATCTCCAAGATGTTGTAAAAGACTTCCTGACTGTCGCATCCGTACATTCCGGGGTACTCATACTCGATTTGCCAGACCTTGGCCACATGTAAATTTCTTGCCATTGTTCTTCTTCGCTTTTTGGATTTGGTCTCTCAGAAGAAGCAGCAGCGTCTCGATGCCGCGAATGCTCTGCTCATTCTCTTTCAGTTTGTAATAGTAGGCGTTCGCCTCGTTATAGTCCTCCCACGCTTTGCGTAACCGGCATTCCTTGGCGTCACATACTTGTTCATAGGTCAAGTCGTAACCGATGAATTCGTACATAAAGCGGGAAACCGTACGCCCGTAGCAGTCGTCTGTACGGGTCTCCACCGCGGCATGGACGATGTCATCGCACCGCTTGCCGAGCGTCCGGAGCACGTCGCTGATATGCCGGTCGCGGTACTCGTAGGCGAAGAAACGGATGTAACCTTCCTGTTTCCGGCGTTTTATCTTGCCGGCGTAATATTCGTACCATCGGGCATCGCATTTGGTGTGCTGCTGGGTAACCCGGTAGATGGCGTACTCTTCACCGATCCATGTGAAATGCGAGAGCACCTCACTTGTCTCCTCATTGTAGTAGCAATCACGCCAGTTCAGAGCCTCGGTTTGGTTCAGCGGGAGGAATGATTGCTTGGTAATCCATTCCCCAAAACCGCTACGTGTAACATGTGGAAGTCTGTTCACGAGCTTGCTCCATGCTTCGTTGCATGCTTCGTCCAGTGAAGGAAAACTTTCAGGGAAACGTTCCCTGTCCATACCGTCCCGAAGCACCTCGTTCCACTCTTTGTCACAGATGACAAGCGTGATGTCTTCCCTTACATGGCAGTCGCGTTCGCAATACCCGTAGGGGGCATCGCATAACGTGTACCACTCCTTCGGACCATAACCGTCATCACGTCCCAGATAGCGTCCGGGCTTGCCTTCCTCCGTCTGTACTTCCCACACTTCCATGCAGTTTCCGCGGTCGATGTGGTGCAGGCGTACCTTAATTTCCTTATAATCTCGTTTTTCTTCCATGTTATTCGTTTTTAGGATTACGTCTTCTCTTTTTCGAGCATCGCGTAGATTTCTCCAAGGTCGTACTCATTGTCTATCGGTTGCCCGTACTCCGCATCCACGACAATCACCCCGGCTTTGGCGAGGTGGCATCCGGCGACCTTCTTGTCATAATCACTCCATTCGGAGGCGATTTCGGTTACCGTGTTAAATTCAAGTCCGTATGATGTTTCCATTTCTGTATATTTTTGATTTCATATTCCATTTTACGCCGCTTTGTTCTGGCTGTCGATGATATGCCGGCACTCGGCCTCCACCTCTTTCAGGCATTTCGTGCCATAGAATCCCCAGCAGCTTGCCAGTTCGAGGTCGTTGTCATCTTCCGGCGTGATGCGATACCCGAAAACCTCCCCGGCATAATAGCTGTCGAGGGTTTCGATTTCACCTTGCAGGTATTTTTCAATTTGTTCCCTGCGCTTGGCCGTGATGTGCTTCCAATCATACTCTTTGCGTACCTTATCCAGCGATACCGCGATGATGCCGAGAAAGCAGGAATCCCACGGGCAGCTGAACGGGGCGGTAGAAACCGTAATGCCGCTGTGGTCGTAGAGATAGACCGGAAGAGCGACATACTCCTTCAAAAAAGACTTCCGGAAATTCCCGATACGTCCCTCGAAAACCTCGTCGATGTTGAAGTGATTATCGAACTCTTTCTCCGGACGGTAGCGGCGGTGTGCCGTGTACAGCGTGCCGAGGTTGTCATACATCTCTCGTGGGCTTCGGGCATCATCATCGTAATAAATGTCGATGTGATATCCGTTATATTTAACTTGGTTATATAGATTCATTCGTTTGGATGTTATGTTCTGTTACAAAGTCTTACAAATTCTTCTGTCAGCTCGGCCCGCTCGAACTCGTCGCAGTTCAGGTCGAAGAATATGCCCGAGGCGGCCAACATGTCTCGGGCTTCCTCGTAGGTGATGTCGTTCCTGCGCCGGTATTTGTCCACCATGTCCTGGTGCTCGGACTCCGCCCGCTCGTGGAGTTTCTCCTTATATAGGCTGTACCACGCAGGAAATTTTTCTTTGGAAACCATGTATGCCATCTGCAAGTCACGGTATCTGCCCGGTGCCAGCAGGATATATCTGTCGATATAGGCTCTCACCTCGTCTATGATACCTTCTTCGGTGAAAGGCCGGTGGGAACGTGCCGTGAAATATATCCAACCTTCATGCAGGGGGTGCTCGATCCCGAACTGCACACCGTGTTCCCTGACGTGTACCACGACATAGACGGTCAGGTGCGGGGACATCTCGTCCTTCAGGCTCGTTTTCCGGCAGGTCAGGACGTCGAGATGGATGTAATGATCCTGTCTCGCACCGCCGAGGAACCTTTCAAGCTGCCGCATCGACTGGCAATAGATGAAAGTTCCCAGACGGCACTGGCCGCGGCGAAGGTCCCCGTAATAATATTGCCTTGTCCGGCGGTCGGTGATATGGAACTCGTCCGGAGCCTGAAAATAGCTCCGGTAGGTGCTGTCCGTGCGACAGAAGTCGTAAATCTCCTGAAAGGTTCTTGTTTTCATTATATTCCTTGTTCTTTATTGTTGCTGTCCTCCGTCCGTAGGAAATTCCCCGGTACGGTAAAATATCTCCCCGAGGCGGTCGGCGCGTTCCGCCAGACCTTTCTGCCGGATTGCAGACACAGCCTTTTCCGCCGCTCTCCCGTACATGCCCAGCAGCACCGGTTCGGGCAGGCGTTTCGTCCGCCATACCTCCTGTGCCGTGGTGAGCATTTCCACCTCACAACCTAAGTGGTGCGCTGTAAGGATGATGACAGCACAACCGATGAAATTCGGTATGCATTCTTCCTGTTTTTCATTTTCCATGGTCAATCCGGTTCAAATTCGTCTTCATAAACTTCAATCTCTTTTCCGCTCTCACAGATTCGTACCAGCCATGTGTACTGGAGCCGTTTCACCAGCTCTATGCGGCGGTATCCCTTATAAGGGACTCTCAATGTGGCAATATCTCCCGGTTGCATGTCAGGCTACGATTTCGAACTGGACATGGAAATGGAACTCGCTCATCAGACAGCAGATATACGGTACCGATTTCGGGTCTTCCCCGTAGGGATAGAAGATGGTGCGGCAGCGTGTCAGGCAGCGTATGCCCTGTTTACGCAGCCGATGCAGCAGGTAGGCTCTGCGCCGTAATTGTTTTTTGCTCATGATATAAAAGTGTTTCGTTATGAATTAGAATAGAGGTGTGATTGCCGAATGGGGGTATTTCTCTATCGTTTCGATGTGGCCGCTTTGGGGAAGATGCTCATTTCGCGTTAGCGAGGACGAGCATCATATCCCAAAGAGACTGGTGATTTTTTCGGCCCCTCACGCCATTCCGCCGACCAGACGGGTAGAAAAGGACGGGATTATTTCTTTCTCCATTCCGCCATCTTCTTCCGGATGTCGATATTGTTGTCATCGAGCATCTTCTTCAGCACGGCCAGCAGACGCCAGCCCTCGCCGTTCTTGTAGGCTTCGGCCTTTGCAGTGAGAAATGCCAGCGACTGGTACTTGTCCTGTCGTTTCCCGTAGTCGTCGATGAGTGTGCAGCCGTGGAAGCGGATCAGGTTCTGCATGGTGAAGAACGCACCCGCTCCCTTGTAGGCATCGACCCACGCCTTGCACTGGGGCGTGTCGTACGGCATCTTGAAACGATGTCCGTCGAACCTTTTCGCGGCGGCGTACAACCGGGCGGCGTCTTTCGCCTCCCGAATACCGTACACGAGCGCTTGCAGCGGACGGTAAACCTTGGCTTCAAGGTCCTCGACGAAGAAGTTACGGCCACCGACCCGCTTGTAGGGAACACCCTTGCACTTTCTCGTTTTTTGGGCATCGACACGCTTTTTGAGTTGCTTTATGTGCTCCTCGGCCATCGCTGCCACAACACCGGCATTGAACCAGCGGTTGCGGTCGGTGAAGTTCTCCGGGTCACATCTCTCCATCTTCATTTGGGCATGCAACTCGTTTAGCAGCATCTTCCATTGGTATTCGTAACCCAAGCGGTGGATCATCTCCGTCACGCCCACCGGCTCATTGGAACGGTAGTCCGTGCTGGTCATCATGCGGAACATCTGCGCCATGACCCAGCGGCGGAACAGGCGGCGGTTCGGGACATCGCCCTGAGCAGTAATGAGGCGGAAGAGCGGATCGTCGTCGTCCAGTACGGTCAGTTGTCCGTCTTTGTTGGAGGCGACACACTCGCCGCCGTTAGCACCCTGCATGGCAAAAAGATTACTTACATCCACGCCGACGGCACGGAGCGCCTCGATGCGCTCCCTTGCGGTCTTGGGCAGTTTCATCGGGTTGCCCGGCGTATCGTCAGGTTCTACGGAGACTTTCCCGCCTTCAATCATAAGTTTCGTCCCGCACTGCGGGCACAAAACTTTCGTTTCTTTCTTCTTGTAGCTCATTTTCTGATGTTGTTAGTTGTTAAATTATAGTTCGGTTCCACCCAATGTCTGAGTATCACCAGATCCTTGTCCGTTTTTCCCTGCCAGAACCAGCTGCCCATCGTTTCGGGATTCCACTTCAGCCCGTTGATAAGCTGGCAGAGCAGGTATAGTTCCAGTTCGATTTGCGCTTTGTCCCGACGGCAGCCGTAGAGCATGTCTTCATCGCTCAACTCGCTTTCGGGCAGAGCAGTAAAATAGCGGCGTGACGTGCTCTCGCTGCGTTCCGAAGGTACGGAGTGCTTGTAACGGCCGTAAAGTTCCTCCAGCCTCGAAAGCACCTCGTCCGCCGTACAGGGCAATACACCCAGCTCCCCGTCGTACCGTCCCTCGCGGATAATGTATCTGCCGTCGATTCTCAAGCTCCGGCGGGGAAGGTCCACCTTGAATTTCGCGCCGCCCTCGACGGCGCGGACAGTTTCTTGATAGATGTCGTTCATGGCTTTGTCGCTGGTTGTTGTCTAAAAGCCATAAGACTCACTTTCAGATTTTCATTGATTATGAAACGCCTGCCGCATTCGCAGACGATATGGGTGTCTGTAACCCGCTTCACTATTCGTGTAACCTCTTCATGGCTGGTATGAGGTTTCCCATCCACGTAGCCGTTTTCGATATCACCCGAAAGGTGGTACCATTTACCGGTTTCAATTTCTTTTGCTGTCATTTTTATCCGTTTGAATATGTATTTCTAAAAAATGCACTCGAACCGTTGGCGCATGGCTTTATATTTCCGATGAATACAGTGTTTCAGTCGGTCCTGAACCAGGTGATCGCCCGGTTCAGGACCACGATTGAAGACTGTATGCTGAATTCCGGTTCCTCGTGCGAAATCCGGTCGCGCTACCGTTTGCGGTCTGGTTCAGGCCGGCACGTGACTTTATTCGTTCGATACGGGCAGCTCTTGCTGCTGGCCCGTGACGCTCCGCCGGCTGGTAAGCCGGCGGGAGGATCTGGCCGCAAGGTGGAGAGCTGCGCGGTTGGAATCCTGACCTTGAAC